CCGCAGCATCGGGCGCGGGCGGCGGGGCCGTCGGACAACTCATCAGCGGCGCGAGCGCAACCTCGGGCAATGGCGGCATCACGGCCATCGGAATCACCGCGACACTCGGCGGGACTTCTCCGGCCGCCACGATGGATGTCGAACTTCTCGGTCTGATCTAGGGCCGAAACACAAGTTTCTCCACTGGTCGGCAACGAGCCGGGCTGGGCATAACGCCCGGTTCCGGCTCGTACCAGTTTTAGGGGGCAAAATGCCGAATGATTTGTACGCCAAAGTAGACAAGAGCGGCCGACCGGAACCGAAATTCAACTCCAACTGGGTCACCGATGTCGAATCGCCCGATATGCGCGAGGCGGTCTATCAGCGGGTGACTGTTCCGAATGAGGAACGCGCGCGGCAAGTGGCGCGGGCGGCGGGCGCGAACCGTCCGACGTCACGACCGGCACCACGGAAAAGCGGGAGGCAATAATGCCGACTGAGGAGCAAAAAGCACGATTGTCGCAGGCGCGCGGGCACGAGGCGGCCAACATGCCGCATGAGGAAGCCAAGAAATTCATTGCCGATAGCGCGAAGATCGACACCGACTGGAAAGGCTCGGTTGCCGACACCGCGGACGAGGCTCGCCGGCAGGAAATGGACTCGAATATTCGCTCCATGAAGCGCGGTGGCACGGTGCGCAAGACGGGACTCCACCGATTGCACAAGGGCGAGCGTGTGTTGACCCGTAAACAGAACCGAAAGAAGGGCAGCAAGAGACGCTAAATGGCCACGACACCCCTAGCGCTGTTTTCGGGATCCCTGATCGGCGACGTCATCATACAAGCCCGGGAAACCGTACCGGATATGCCCCCTTCACTCCCGGCGCCAGTCGCCGCGGCGGTCGAAGTGGCTGCGGTCGGCTCAACACTGCCCGCGGGAACCTATTTCGTCGATGTGACCCAGTGGAACCAGTGGGGCGAAACGCTCCCTTCGACGGAATCGGCGCAAATTACGGTCGGAGTGAACCAGGGGATTCAGGTGACCTCCGCGCTCATGGTCGGCGCCACCAAGATTCGCGCGTATCTGACTCCTGTAAACGGGGCATCTGGAACCGAATCGCAGTATGTCGAATCCACGGTCTCGCCGTTCACGATTTCGACGCCTCCGGTGCTGGCGGGCGCGCCACCGGTGCGCGAGAGTGCATGGCTTCCGGATTCAGGTGGCGGATTCGCTTCGGTCGGCGCCGTCTACCGCTGGCTGAATGCGGGTCTCGAACTCATCGCTCGCAACACGGGCGGATTTCAGGATTATTCGGCCATCGGCTCGACCATCAATCAGCCGCTCTATCAGATTCCGGGAAACTGGAACTCCATCGACTCCATCTGGTACGACGGCTATTGGATGCAGGGCGGCGACGCGGGGACGTTCTGGAGACGGAACAGCATCACGAGCCAGGTGCTCTCGCAGGCGCATATTTCGCACAACTCTGGCCGCGCAATTCTTGAATTGTACCCGCAACCCGCTCGCACGGCGCAAACGACAACACTCGCCGTCGCGATGGGAGCCAGCGACACGACCGCGACGCTCACCAGTTGCCAGTTCGTGTTGCCCTTCGGATTTTGCTCTATCGGCAGCGAAATCGTGGCGTACGCGACCATCAATGGAAATCAAATTACGGGGCTGATCCGTGGGCTTGGCGGAACGAGCGGCATTGCTCACTTGATGGGTGAAACGGTCGTCGAGTGCAACATCGCGTGGCTCGGAAAGCGGCAATCATCGCAGAAGTATTCGCCCGGGCAGTCGACGACCACGCTGCCGATCACAAACGGCTGGGATCAGCTACTTGTGCAGTACATCGCCGGCCGGTTCAAGATTGTCGAGCACGATTTCCAAGCGCTCAGTCAGTTCAACACTGATATGACCAAGGAAATAAAGGCCTGGGCGCTGACCAATCGCGGGGTGATCCGCCGTAGGCAAGTCGGCGGTCCGTCGGGCCCGGCAGTGTACTACGGAGACCAGGCGGGGGGCCTGATCGTAGATTAAATGTCCTACCAGCCACAATCAAGCGGGCCGATACTCAAGGGGCTCGTCGCGTCCAACCAACCTCTCGCGCAGCCGAAAGGTTCGTTCCCGCGCGGCTCGAACCTCGTGATGATCGAGCGCGGCGGCCTGACACCCTGCGACGGCACCGGCATCATCAACTGGTTTGGCGGGGCGGTGCTCGGCAATCAAGGGAAATTCCTCGCGACAACGCTGTTCGAACCTACGGGCGTGACTCCGTACTACCTTGCTTTGCAGCGGGCGGGGATTCGCTTGGGCGCGCCGTCCGGTCTCACCTCGGCCCTTGTCGCTGGCGGAACGCTTCCTGATGCGACGACGTTCTATTACGTGGTCACCGCGATCGACGGAGTGGGTGGCGAAACGGTCGCTTCGAACGAAACCAGTCAAACGACCGGCGGCGGCGACAATCAGATTCGCCTGACGTGGAACACAGTTCCAAATGCCTTCGGATACAACGTCTACCGCGGGACGGCTCCGGGTGGCGAAACGCTGCTCGTGGCTTCGAACCTTCCGGTCCTGCAGCCGAATCCGCTGACCGCGACGGCCACGTTTCTCGATACCGGCATCTCGTCTTTTACCACCATGACGTTCAACGACGTCACCGCGACCGGATACACGAGCGGCGGGCAGGCGTTCATCCAGTTCACACTGGCCTCTACCGATTCCTTGCCAGCGGGTTCGCTCGTGGGATTGCCGCTGACGGCCGCGAACTTCATCCCGGGCACGTTCAACGGCAGCTACACCATTTTCAGCGTTCCGAACTCCAAGAACGTCATCGTCAAAGGCGGCCCAGGATCAGGAACCGGTGGAACGTCAGCTATCACCGTCGGCCCGACCACGGCTGGCAACGGCTCGAACATGGCTGGTGGCCCCGGGACTACAGCCTGGTCGAATCCGAACGGCGTGACTGGCGCTGGAATAGCGCAGGTGGCCCTTCCGGCGTTCAGTTCCTCGAGCCAGTATCTCGCGTCGAAAGGCTTCGGTTTCGCGATTCCCGGCGGCGCGACCATCCTCGGAATCCAGGTCAACATCACGAAAAGCGTAAGCAGCCACTTCGCCGACGAAATTGCCGACGAGGGCGTGTTCATGCTCAAAGCGGGCGTGGTGGTGGGTACAGACCGCTCGAGCGCAGCCCCGTGGACCGGTGCGACCGTGATTTACGGCGGGCCGACGGACCTTTGGGGGACGACTTGGGCGCCGGCCGATATCAATAACGCTAATTTCGGGAATGTCATCGGTGTCGGGAGCAGCAGCAGTGACCCTGGCACGGCCCTTCCGTTCGTGAGCCTCGTTCAGATTATTATTTCTTACAGCACAGGCACGCCATCGTCGATCACGATTAGCAATACGTCTCCGTCGTCGCAACCGCCGACGATGGACACGACGCAGCAAACCGTTCTGTACCAAATGCCGAATACCGGAGCGATTCCGATTCCTTACTCGTTTTCGAATATCGTGGCCTATTTCCCGGCGGCGGAAGTCGCGCTCGGCGTTCCTCCCGCGGGCGGTTCTGGCGGCGGCGGAACGACTGGGCCAGGTACTTTGAGCAATTCCACGAGTTCGACACCTTCTGGCGGAATCATTGGCCTCGTCGGACCGTTGCCGCAGTTCAAGCAGTTCACGAATCGCATGGTCATCGCGCTCGGGAACGGTTTTTCGATGCAGGCGTTTTGGGATTCGACGGGAACCGGCGTGAATCCGGCGCCGACCGGGAACGTGGTGTCGGTGGCCGTTTCGGGCGATCAGGTGACAGTGACGCTCGGAGGCACGATCAGTCAGACCGACCCGACTTCCGCACGCTTCATTCCCTTGGGATCGAACGTGATTCTGTCGAACATGACGGATTCGAGTTACGACTTTGTTGGTCCTGTAATTGCCGTGTCGGGCAGCACGTTTACCATCCGGATTCCTACGGCGAGCGGCGGCGCATCGACCGGAACCTACACCGTTTCGACCACGCCGATTATCAGTAACTTCACACCGGCCTACCCTGTGTGGACGACAATGGTTGCTTATGCGGTCGGCGACATCATCGTGCCGGCAACGCAACCGGGGAACCCGATCTACCTGACCTGCACGCAAGCAGGTACTTCGGGAGCTTCCGAGCCCGGGTGGAACAGTCCGCAGCCGACGCAGGGCGAGCAGTTTGAGGATAACAACATCATCTGGACGGTTGCTGGTCTTTTGAACTCGACCGCACCTCCACCGCCAGGCGCCGGTCACATCGAAATCTATGCTGGCTCACTGTGGGCGCTGAACACGTCACCAACGAACACGTCGAACGGCCTCGACGGTCCAACGGCCATTCGGATGTCGAACACGAATAACATTTTTGGCTGGAATCCCGTCAATCAGGCGTTTCTCGACAAAGACGACGGCGCCGAAGGCATGGGACTTGGAAAGTTTACCATCACCGCGCAGGGCATTCCGCCGGAAGGTTCGCTCATCGCCTTCAAGTATCGCGTTCCGTACCAGTTGATCGGCGTTTTCGGCGCCAACAACTTCGCCATTCAGCCGGTTTCTTCGGACATGGGATGCCTCGCGCCGCGAACGATTCAGTTCGTCCCGGGCTACGGCCTCGTGCGCTATTGCCATCTCGGATACGCGACGTTCAATGGCTTCCGTGATGAAGTGATTAGCGAGCAGATCAGGCCGTACCTGTTTCCGGTCAACGATTTCGATACTCAGGATATTGTCGTGGTCGATGCGAATTATCTGCCGCTGTCGTGGGCCGCGCAGACCGCGAATCCTCCGATGTATGCGATCGCCGTTCCGATTGGAAACAGCGGCGGAAAACTGACGCGCATGTTCCTCTACGACCTGATACTAAAGTGCTGGGCCGCGCCGGTTGATTTGCCGTTCCCGATTGGAACCATCTGCCAGGTGCAGCCAGTAACGTCAAATCCGCTGACGATTCTCGCGGGATTTAGTGACGGCGTGCTCCAACGGTGGCAAGCGGGCGACGTGCAGTGGTACACGGGCGGCGGAGCGGCGGCGGTGAACGTGGCCTGGTCGGTGCGCACGCCTACCATCGCTTCCTCGAACGTCAGTCAACGGTTGTGGGCGCGCAAGGTGATCTTCCGAGGCACGAATAGCAGCGTCGCAGGGCTTTTGACGGTCACGCCGCGGGCGTCGGCAGTCGCGCAATCGCCAGTGCAGTACCGCATTCCTCCGAATGGAGATTTCGACCTGTTCGCGGACGTAGGACTGACCGCACTGCGCTTCGACGCGACACTCAGCGGCAATTTGCACATTGAGATCGACGGATGGGACTGGGCAATAGAAGGAAGACCTTTTGGCGTTCCGGTGTCCGCAATTTAGGAGGATGCGATGAATCTGATGATGTTCTTTGTGGGCGGTCCGATTACGATGATGGTGGATTTTCTAATTTTTTGCATCTGTGTGGCCATCGTGATTATTCTCGGGCGCTGGCTACTCAGTTTGACCGGTTTGCCGATTCCTCAGCCGCTCATGGTGGTTCTCGGCCTGATCGTGTTCCTGATCTTCCTGCTTTTTTTCTTAAATTACGCAGGCATCTGGCGCTGGGGCGCTTGAGGTGACCGAAGTTCGCACACTTCGAGAAGGCGAACCGTTCCCGCAACACCTGGGGACTGGCTTCGAGTCCATGCCGGTGATGAATTCGTTCTGCTGGGTGGCCGAACGCGGGGGCCGCATCGTCGGGATTTTGATGGCCGCGCCGTGCCACGGGCTTATTTTCCTCGTGCGCATGAGCATCGAGGATTCGGCACCGAAGGCGACCGCACTGCTGCTGTTTCGGGCATGGATCAAGGATTCACTGGCGATGGGATTCAAAGCGTATTTCACGTACATCAACCCGCAAGGGGAAGTCGAGCGGTCGATGATTCCGATGTGCGAGCGCGGCGGCGGATTTCAGATTCAAGAAGGTCACATTCCGCTGGCCGGATCGCTCGAAAAAGCAGCGAGGATTTTATGCCACCACTAATCGGCGCACTGGCTTTCTTGCCCGCATGGCTCGGTGCGGCCGCTCCGGCCATCGGAGCCATCGGCGGAGCCGCGAGTCTCGGAGAAACCATCGCCAACATTGGAGGGGGAAAACCCAATGCAGCAGCGCCATCTACGCCCGCGCCAACGCCGCCGGACGCGCAGCAACTCTTACAGCAGAAAGCCCTCGTCTCCCAACAACTTCCTAACGTCATCGGGGCGACCTCAGGGCTCGCGAACCCGGATTACGACAGCCTCGTTGCGCAAATCCTCTCGGGAGTAGTGGGACAACCAGGTGCGAATGCGGCTGGGAAGGCTGCGACCGGCGATACCTTCACGCCGTCGAACCAGCAACCGACGAACGCGGCAGTCAACGGGACGGACGTGAATCTCAGTTCGTTCCTGAATAATTTTTCTTAGGAGAACGTATGCCTGGACTTCTTGGTAGTCTCGGAACTTTATTCGCTTCACCGGCTGTCAAAGGGTTGGGTGAAGTCGCTGGCCTCGGCGCGACCGGTGCCGGCCTCATTGGCAACCTCGCGGCCGACCACCAGCGCTCGATCGCCGCGAAAGAGGCTCAGGCCAACGCGAATCTGTCGCCACAGGCGCTCGGCAACGAAGTCACTGCCGCAACTGCGCCGCTGAACGCCAGCCTCGTGCAAGCGGTCACGGGCGCGACCAACGCCAATCTCGCGGAACAAGGGCTTTCCGAAGCGCCGGGACTGATCGCTCAGGCGACGACACAGGGGCTCGCGCCTTACGCACAGCAGAACCAACAGAACGCACTGCAACTCGTGATGCGGAAATTGGGACTGCCGGCGGAGTTTGCGGCCACGATTCCGCAGAATGCGCAACTTGCTCCTCTGCTCGCGATGCTGATGAAGTCGTTCAGCGCGCCCGGGGCAACTCCTCCCGCGCCGGGTGGAGGCGGTGGTTTCACCGGAGCCAGTCAGCCGAACCTTTTGCAACTCACAGGCGGTGCCACGCCAATGCCGCCACCGAATCAGCCGCTCGACTGGCTCGGACTGACGCCGACGCAGGCTAATCTGCCGCCGGAAATGGCTCCTCCGGACGTAGGGGGTTACCAATAATGGGCTGGTTTGGACGCGGTATAGGTGATTTCGGATCAGACGTCGGGCGAGGGTACGACATCAACCTCGACTGGCGCCAGCGCTTGAACCAAATGGCGATCGACAACGCGCGCCAGAAACTCGCAGACCTCAAAGGGCCGCTCGAAGTACAAGAAATTCAGGAACGACTGAAGCAGATGCGGTCACCGGCACCAGCGGGCATCGAGAAAGGCGCAGGCGGAGAAATTGAGGGAGTTTCGTGGGATCCTTCGACCAGCGCCTATTCCATCAAAGAACTCCGGCCGGGTGCGCCACCGGAACCGAAGTTTGCGACGCTGCAAGCGGGCGCGGCCTACTACCTACAGAGGGGCGACATCGCAAAATACAATCAGTACCTCGATGCGATCGCCAAGTTGAAAGGGCCGCCGAAGGAACCAGAGGGCTTGAGCGACCTGAAAGTTGATAATCAGGGACGAATTTGGGGATTCGACAAGGGCCAGAATAAATATGTGCAAGTGGACACGGGAAAGACGCGGTTTCCAATACCCGGGGAAGGCGGCGCCGCGGCTGCGGGACCGCTCGACGCTCTCGTCATGGCGATTATCGGCGGCCAAGCCAAGATGCCGACTGGGAACCTCGGGGCGCAGGTAGCCCAGCGAGCGAAGAAAATGAACGTGGACCTGCCAGAACTCGACGTTCGCACCAATGCGACCCATGCGGTGACCGCGGCCATGAACGCATTCAAGAATTACGAGACACAGAAGAAAAACGAGGAGACGGTTTCGAATCAAACGAGCGTTTGGCGTCCGTGGGGTTGGGGCGATACCAAAGTGGCCTCGCAACTCTCACAGCAGGCTCTCGCCGATTACAACGCGAAGCGCACCGACGCGATCAGCGCCCTGCAGGATGCTGGCATGACCGTTCCCGGGTGGCTAACAGCGCCATCGCCAAGCGGACCGACGCCGGAAACGAATGCTGCACCACCACCACCACCGCCACCGATGCCGGGCCTAAAGGTCGTGCCAAGTGGCCGATAATTACACCTATTTCGCGCAGGACGACAAGGGAACGAACCGATTCGGATGGGACGGGAAGGCTTGGGTGGACCTCGCAGCGCAACCCGGCGCCATGCAGACGAAGCCCGGCGGGCCGATTCTAAACGCCACGCAGCAGCAACACCCGATTCGCGCCATCCCGCGCACCATTCTGGAATCGTTCGGGATCGACGCCGACAAGGTGGAGCAGGCCGACAGCTTCTCATCGGCTGCCACGGGCGCCGCGGGCGATGTCGCGAACAATATGGGCGAGTCGATGTTTGAAGGACTCGTAAAGACCGGTCCGCTTGCGCCTGTTCACATGCTGGCCCAGGGAATCGACGGCGCGCAGCATCAAATTCGCAACGGAAGCACGCTGGCCTACCAGTCGTACAAGAGCGGCGACAAATACAACCTCTCGAAAGGTCTTACGCAAGTGGCGGCAGGTCTCGGGCAACTGGCGGCCATGAAGGGCGAAGCGGAACCGATCAAGAAGTCGACGGCAGCGCTCGTGGAGGCTCCGCGCTCCGTCGCGCGTATGCCGCTGGGCATCAATTCGGCGGCAGAAGCCGATGCCACGCTGGCGCACAACCAAGCCATGCAGGAAATCGCCGAAAAGAACCACAAAACCGTGCAGGAGAACACCCAGGCGACCTCGGAAGCGCGGCAGACCCACGAGGACGCGGTGCGCAAGATCGAGGAGGCCAATACCAAGGCCCAGGCCGACTACGAAGCGACCAAGCGGCGCAACGAGGCGCAGTACCAGCGGGACAAGCAGAAATTCGATCAGGCGCGCGCGGGCGAATCGCTGACCTCGCAGGGGAAGGGCAAGCGGCCAGCGATGGCTACGGAAGCCGCGGGTTCGACGCGACAGCGATTGCAGGCGTGGTCGGACCGAGTGGGCGAAATCACCTCGAAGACTCAGGCGGCGATCAAGGATTCGTTCAACAAGCGGTACAGCGCCTTTCGCGACGCGCTCGGACCCGACCCGCAGGTGAATTGGACGCCGGCACAAGAAGCGGTGAAATACGCTGAGGACAACATCCTGCAGGGATCTCCGGAAAGTATTGCCCTGTTCCGAAACATCATCAAAGAGGGGCCGCAACTCGACGAAGCATCGGTTTTCAAGACCGGCCAGCGCGTCGAAGCCGCGCAGAATCTCGCCGACATCTACAAGCGCGCGAATCCAGCCATGAAGCGCGGCATCGAAGCGAACCTTGCCAAGCAGGGATTGACCGTGAACGACCTGTTTCGTGAGGAGGGCGGCACCGCCCCGCCACAGAACACCATCACGCAAGGGCTCAAGATTCCGCATTCCGACGCTTGGGGTTACGCGCAGGAATTGAACGGGAAGCTGCACGGCGCGCGCCTTCCGAGCGACGTCTACCGCGCGCTGAAGTACGTGAAAGAGGAAGGCATCGACCCCGTACTGCAGGAAGCGGCCGACGCCAAAGGCCAGGGCGAAGCGTGGAAGAAACTGCAGGGCGATTACAGTGAATTTGCACAACGGTTTCTGGACAAGGATTCTCCGGCGTTCAAGCTGATGGAAGCCACGAATCCCGACAGCAAACTTTCGATCATCGTCGGCCGCGAGGGCCAGAACCTCATCGACATTCTGCATAAGTACCGAGGATTCGGTGGGGAGCCGGAAGTTGCGGGCAAGGTACGAGCTCTGCGTGCGGCCAGCGCTAAGAGTGCGCCAACGCTCGAGGAGCCAACGCGCCAAGCGCCGCCTGCGGAGCCTACTCCGAAGCCATTGCCGACAGAAGCCAAGTATCCTGCGATCGGCGCTCCGAAGCCGAACCCGTCATTTGATCCGGAAGCGTGGAAACAGGGACGTCTGCTCGAATACCAGCAGCGCCTTGCCAGTCGGCAACCGACGACCATGTGGCAGTTTTTGCAGTTGCCGTATTTCCGGGCCTTGAGTCGGCTGTACTCAAATCCGGCCTTCGTAAAACTAGTTTTGGGGATGAAATAATGCCAACCGAACATTTCAAGGACGCGGAAGCATATCGAAAATCGCGGGCCTACACTCATATTCACCACATCCCAACTCACGCGACATCCGTGGTCGTCGGCGGGAAGCGCCACAAAGTTCAGCACGCCAAACGCACCAGCAAGAAATCGAGGAGGGGATAAATGTTCGCGAGCAAAAAGATTGCAGGATCGGAAATGGAATCGGCACCGGAAGCGAAAAAGGAAATGATGCGATTCGGCAAAAAGGGCGGCAAGAAGTCTAAGAAGCACGGTCGCAAATCGAAGCGGGGATAGCCCATGAAACGACTTTTACTCGCGCTCGCGGTGCTGTTTATGCCGGCGGTGTGCTTCGGCCAAAATACGATTATCACCGCGACGATCACCGACCCGATTGGACTTCCGTATACGTTTCTCACGGGGAGCGCAAGCCTCAACTGTCCCGGGAATCAGCAGCCGACCTACAACGGCTATACGGTGCCGAGAAACTTCACCATTGTCGGCGGCGACGGCAATGGGCACTTCACCCAGGTTCTTTACGACGTGAACTTGATTCAACCGGCGGGCTGCTCGTACCGCTACGCGATCACTTGGAAGGACGGCATCACCGCCTTCATCGCTCCAAGTATCGGCGCATCGGGCTCAGGGACTCCGGTGACCGGCGCCGGCCCCGTCGACCTCTCAGCGGCTATTTCCGCTTTCTCGGTGCCTCTGCCGATCCCAGCAAGCGGTTTTATTCTCAACTGCACGACCAATGGCGGTGTCGGTTACGAAAACGGAACGAGCAACACGCTTACCTGCGACGGATCGAACGTCTACAACGTGGTCTCGCACACCGCGACTCTCGCGAGCCTCGTCCCGGCAACGGCTGGGCCGACGAACCAGAGTTCTCCCACTTCGGCCTGGTGCGGAAACTACTGGACGGGCTCCGCGTCCGCGCAATCCTGCTTCAACGTGCAGACTCAGATTTCTACCATGCCAAGTTCGACTCTGCTCTTTAGGGTTCCGACGCCATCTGGAACGGTTAGCAATTCGCAAGTCAAGTTTCAGATGGGGATACTAACCATCGGTGATACCGGGGTAACTGGCGCGATTCAGATGACCAGCGCAGGCGGTGGCCTTTGGGCTCTCGAAGCGGCGAACGTAGGAACGTCGATGAACGCCTGGTCGTCGCCGACCGCCAACCCTGTGAATACCCAGGTTGTGACCGCGACCGTTGGAAACCCCATCGGTATCCAATTCAATACCGCAGCACTTGTCGACGTCGACGGCAGTACCGACAAAACGGCCCAAACAGCAGCCATCGGAACGACTACGCTGTTCACTCCGAATTCCGGAGGGGCATTCTCGGGAACGAACCAGTATCGGGTCAATTGGAACGCGAAAGTCACGACGCCAGCCACGACCGGCGCGGCAACTTCTACGCTCGGCGCTCTCACCATTGTTTACAAGGACCCGGATGGCGTAACGCAGACCATCACCTGCCCAGCCACGAGTCACGCCGGAACGATCGAGACGACCGATACCGGCAATGCGACCACCACGGTTTTAATCGGCGTGCCCCTGCTCTTGAATACCGACGGTTCGACGGCCGTGACCTACGCCTTCGCCTACGCTTCGAATACGGCGGCACAGATGGCTTATAACCTTCACATTCGAGTCGAAGGAATCCAATAGAGGAGGTTTCCCAAACGATGAAAAAGCTAGTCGTAGCGCTTCTGATTCTCTGTAGCTGGCATCTGGCGCGGTCACAGCAGAAAGTAGCACTGACCGCTTCCGGGGCGACGTGCGGAAACGGGGTGTCGGCCAACTGCCTTTCGCTTTCGGTCGATCAGACGCAAGGCGGAGCGACGTTTACGGTCACGGCCAACGCCGGAAATACAATTCAGATTGAGGCGTCCGGTGACGGTGGAGCGTCATGGGTAGCGTTCAACGTCACGCCCAGCAACAGCACCACCGCAGTGTCTTCCACGACCGGAACCGGGACTTGGCAGGGAAATACCGCCGGTTACACGAACATTCGGATGCGAATGTCCGCGCTGGTCAGCGGCAGCACTACCGTTTCGATCATTCAGTCCACTGCTTCCGCTCGGGCGGGCGGAAGTAGTGGATCGAGTAGCGGAATCGCAGGAACCATCGCAACGGGACAGCAGGCTTTCGGGTTATCGGCGAACACCATCACCGGCGACGCGCAGACTTTGTACGTGAGTTCTTTTTCAGGTGCCGACCTTGGAGCGCAGATCAATACTTGTTTTACGGCGCTGACGGCAAATGGCCGGTGTGTCGTCAGCGATTTTTCCGGCACCCAAACGCTTTCGACCGCGGTAACCATTCCGGCGAACGCCACGCTCTACATTCCATCGCAGATAGCGATTACGCAAACAGCGGCCATCACGCTATCCAATTCCAACTCAGCGGTCCTTTGCCCTTCTGACCGTTCGGCGGTCTTTACCAAGGGCGGAAACATCGACCAGTTTGTTTTGAATGCGGCTCTGACCAGCGTTGAAAACTGCGCGCTTTTGGGCGTCTCCGGATCCTTCACCGGCAATGGCATCAACGTGACAACGACGCAGAACAACGTAGTTGTACGTGGGAACACCATTTCGAATGAGGCTACCTCGGGAATCATAGGGAACGTCGCATTGGTCGAAAAGAATGTTGTCACAGGCGCCGCGACGTCGACGAGTCCAGCGATCAGCGTTTCGGGCGGAAAAGCATTAAACAATATTGTGATTGGCGAGGACGGTGACGGAATCGCGGCCATCGGAAACTCCAGTCTTGTTCAGGGAAATACCGTTTCGATCAATCCAGCGACGACCAGTGTGACCGGCCTGTGCGCGATCGACGTCGTGGGCGACGTTCTGCAAAGCATCGTGAGTTCGAACGGGACTGTCGTGAATGGCACAGCGGCGGGAAATGTGAATTATGGGGTCTGCCTGACCGTTGGAGTCGGCTCCAATCACATGTACCAAAACACGGTCGAGCACAACGGATTTAATGGAGTCGTTTCGGGCGGAGCCTCCGCGATCGGGTACTATTTTAATAACACCCAAGCTCTCGCGACCGAAGCCTCGGAGAATATGTGGCGGGACAACGCCTGCACCCATGAAACAACCTGCCTACTGCGAACGGATTCCACGAATCAGACTAATTACTATGCGGAATTCGTGATCAATAACGGCGGTTTTTCTGGTGGAAGCACCAAGGACGTCGTAGTAGAAATGGGCCAGCCGCTCCAACTGGCTACCATTCAGGCGATCGTATCCGGAAATGGTTCGATGTTTAACTGCTCGAACTGCGGTGCTGGTCGCTCCCCACAGACGGGTAGCTCAAACATTCTATTCAACGCGGGCGGGCAGCTTTTCGGACAATCGAGCGCCAGTTGGACCTTTGTTCCGAGCAGTGGAGCCGGAAAACAGGTCGGCGCCTCGACCACAACGCAAGCCTACGGAGCGAACGTAATCGCCGGCGGCTTTCTAGTGGTGGGGGTAAGTTGTTCGGCGCCCTCGGCTCCGACATTTGCCGTCTCCGACAACCTCAACGGCACTTACACCTCGGCGAATGCCGTGCAAGCCAATCCCGCTGGAAGTGTGTTTCAACAGATTTGGTTCTTCCCGGGCGCGGCCGGTGGAACTACCACGGTGACAGTCTCGAGCGGGGGCAGTTGCACATTGCTTCAAGTCGTTCAAGCGGCCTACATCGGGATAGGACAGATTTCTCCGAAAGACGGTGCGGGAGCGACGACCAATGGCACCGGAACGGCCCTCGCGAGTGGCGCGTTTGCCGTCACACAGGGCGATCTGGTCGTCGGATTCGGAACTTGCAACGCAACTGGCATCTCTGTAGGGGCTGGCTTTGTAAGTCGTGGAACAGCGAGCACGGAGTCAATGCTCGAAGATCAAACTGGTCTCTCCACGGCATCTGCCAACGCTACCTTTACCTGTGCAACGGGTGGGTGGACATCGCAGGGAGTGGCATTCAGGATCACTCCATAGGGGGTTTTCGAGTCAATGAAAAAACTCGTGCTGGCGCTTCTCATTCTTTGCAGTTGGCAGTTGGCTCGATCGCAGCAAAAGGTTGCACTCACCGCGGCCGGGGCAACATGCGGCAACGGCGTTTCGGCGAATTGTCTCTCCGTTTCGGTCGATCAAACGCAAGGCGGAGCGACGTTTACGATCACCAATAACGCCAGCGGCAACACCATTCAAGTCGAAGCATCTGGCGACGGTGCAGCATCGTGGGTTCCGTTCAACGTAACGCCAAGCAACGGGACTACGGCGGTCACTTCAGTCACTTCGACTGGAACTTGGCAGGGCAACACGGCAGGTTACACCAATGTACGACTGCGCATGTCCACGCTTGTTGGCGGGACCACGACGGTCTCGATCATTCAATCGACCGCTTCTGCTCGCGGCGGAGGCGGCGGGGCGAGCGGCGGCGGAACGGTTACCAGTATCGCTACTACCGGTCCAATCACCGGCGGGACTATCACCACCACGGGCACAGTTGGATGCCAAACTGCCTCCGGATCGCAAGCGGGTTGTCTATCTTCGGCAGACTGGACGACGTTCAACTCAAAAGGATCGGGGACCGTAACCTCCGTAACCGGCACCGCGAACCAGGTTGCATCGACGGGCGGCGCAACGCCCGTACTCTCCATTCCTTCGACGTTCATTGCTCCGGGGAGCACGGCATCCTGTGAAGACAACGGAATGTTTGTCAGTGGGTCTACCTGTTATGCGACGGAGCAAGCGGCAATCACGGCTGCGAATGGCAGCACCACGCTTGCGCCAGGGGCCTATATCGGAGCATTCCCAACCGGAGCGCACATCGCCAATTTGTATTTTCCAACCATCACCAATCAGCCATCTGGCAGTTACATTATCGACTATAGCAACGCCGGATATGCCGACACACTCTACAATCCCGGCTGGGATGGCCTGACCAATCTCCAGTTTGCCCGCCAGTACGTGACCCACTACTACAACGGCCTCCTCGATTCGATCAATCCCAACAACACATTTGCTTCCGCATGGCAGACCAACTTCATGAACGGCACGCAAAACATCAACCAGAACGGGTATACCAATAAAACAAACATTGGCTCGCTCTACACGCAGACGAATAGCTGGTCGAATGCTCAAGTCAATGCTCAGAATTTCCAAGCGCAGTGCTACGGGATGGGCGACTGCATCCCGCTGGAGGATGGCGCGGTCGATTTCGGAGGAATCAACGCCGGCAGCGATGAAGGCTTACATGCTTTCACGGCCAGCGGCGGCCAGGGATATGTCGAATATGCCGGAACGATTTCCGGTTCTCCGGGTACGGGAGCGACCACGCTCACGATTGCCAATACAGCCGGAGGAGGAACGCAGGGCAATGGCCGCGCCCTCTACAACATCACTCGCAAATACAATACCGGAACGATTACCAGTTTCAGTGGGACGAGTCTCGTCACCGTGACCGGTTCCAGCACCGCATGGACCGCATCGACCAACACCACGACCAGCGCGGCCATTTCCGTGCCGAGCAGCACCACGGCAGCGGCCATCACCATTACTGGAAGCCAGAGTGTGCAGGTGACGACTTCCGTGGGATTCGCCGTCAACAGCATCATGGTCATCAATGACCAGACGCAATCGAATCAAGAGGCGGTTACAATCACCGCGATTGCCGATACGACGCACATTACCGCGAACTTCACTAAGACCCATTTGAGTGGCGCGACTATCGCTCAGTTGCAGCCTGGTTTGCAGAATGTACAGGTAGCGAGTTCTTCAAGTTTCTCGGTAAACGATGTTGCTGTAATCGCAGATACGACCACCTATGAAACGGTGAAGATTACCGCCGTGCCCGATGGAACACACATCACAGCGGTGTTTACCCAGCCACACGCCACGGGAGCCACAGTTGCCGATACCGCGCCATCAGGATCTCAGGCTGGGGATTGCATGGAATTGGTAGCCGATACTTGGACAACCAGTGGCGGGATTGGATTCTGGACGGTCGTGCAACCGCTACGGCAATGCTGGCCGGTTGTGAGCGTCACGAACGCCACAACCCTCACCATTTTCATCGGATTTAGCGGAGGCTATAACGGATCAAATCAAGCGGGAGGCTCCTACAATCTGTATCCGATGGCTCTGTCAGTGGACGTGACGAACGCGGGTACGAACGCCGGAAACACGATTGTGGTCGAGCCGAATAAAGTGGCGTGGACCAGTGCGGATTCCGTGGCGATGGCCCTCGGGCCTTTCTTTAAGTTCTCATTTGGCAATTTCCAACTAAACCGTTATTGGCCGGCAGAGGGAGTCGGTTCCGGGGGATTCACGCTTAATTACAACGGCGTTTGGTCGGGGAATGATTCCGGCATGGGAGTTGTCAACAATACTTCTTCTGCGCTTTATAACGTCGATACTCTCGGAGGCCATCTCCCTCCACCAGCGAGTGCTTTCAATTCTACCGGCGTTTGGAGTACCGGATTTACCATGAATACGGGACCGGCCAATGGCGTGTTGAATATCGGTTGCCCGCCGAATGGCTGCGCCGCGAACCGCGCCACTACTCTGATTAACGTATCCGGAAGTACGGGTTCAGACCTTCTAAAATACGATTCGGGCAATCAATACTGGCAACTGACTTCTGCAAACCAGGGATTTACCTGGGCATTCGATCAGAACGGCGTGCTCACACTGGCCAAGGGCGGGAACGCCGGATTGAAGTTCTCGGGATCGAGTTCTGGAACAACACTTCTCTCTACCGACTCAACGGCGGCAACCCTCCTATGGGCGGGAACCAATGGCGTGAGTCTAGCTGGATCAGCACCTGCCGTAGTTCTCAGCGGCACGACGCCATATCTCAACGCCAGCGCTCCCCTTGAACAGCGGAAGCAATGCAGCTTCGCGCTGACAACCTCAACCCTCACATTGGCCTTGTCTCCCGTAAGCCTCTGCACCATGACACTTCCCAACGCTGCGGTGGTGTGGCGCGTGAATTGTCAAGGCGGCTGGTCAGTTCCGGCAGGAACGACTCCCACTTTCGCGGTCGGAAATACGTGGTCGCAAACTCCATCTGGCGTGTTCGGAGCCGCGAACATCGACACGACGAATGCTGGGGTAGGTATACAGGGTACGACTGCATCGACCTCCAATGGAAACATTTTAGCCACGGGAAGTCTAACGACTTCAGCCACGATATTCACAACAACTTGGTGGACTACTTTTACAGGAAGTGCGACCAGCGGAACCTACTCTCCTACGGTAAGCCTGACCGGAACGAGCGCCACCGGAACGCTGGTAGGATTTTGCACGATTCAATAACTCACAAGGGCCACGGGGGCAACTTGGACGAACGCAGCGGACAGAACAAAACCCCAAGCGACGTCCTCGGAGGCGCGGCTTACGACTTCCTGACGGAATTTTGGCTCGGGATGGCGCGGCCGCGAATCCCGCGCGCCGAGGACTTCTCCGAACTGTTCGAACCCTACGTGCAATTCATCCAGGCCGAGGCCGAGGAGAAGGCCATCGGTTCATCCATGAGTAAGCAAGCGGCTGACGAAGGCCGAAAACTCATGCTGTGGGACATGCTGCGCGAAGCGCGATCGAGGAAAGAAGCGGCCATGCACCGCATCGAGGAGGAACGCCAGAAGCGCCGATTTCAGCATCCCCAACTCCCGCCGGATCGGGCATGACCATCGAAATCGGACTGTTGATTGTTTTAGCGCAGCTAGTCTTCGGTACAGGTTTATTTGTCGCCACCATGCGCAATGATACTGCGAAAGCAAAACAGGACGTGAATAACCTCGGGAAGCTCCGGCAGGAATCTGATAGCCAGAACCAACGGCGGTGGCTGCACATGATTGCCACGCAGATTGAGACCGCAGCGACACTCGACGAGGCCAAACTTCACGCCAAGCTGCTTCGAGAAGACGCATGGAGGAAATAATGCCCCCAGTCCATCCCTGGCACTACCTGGCGATTCACCCAGCCACTTTAACCGCATTAACATTGGGTTTTTATCACATTCTAAACGCGGTGATCGACTCGCTCGAAATGCCCGACGCGACCAGCGGAAAGTTTTACCGATTCGCGTTTAAGTTCGCGAACACATTGGCGGCAAACTACAACCGCTCGAAGGCCTCCGACGGTCCCGCTGGACAGCAACCGCCCAAGACTCTCTGATGGACGTTGTGACTCAAATCCGACAGGACGAAGGGGTTCGTCGGTTTCCTTACACCGACACGGTGGGCAAGACTAGTATCGGCGTCGGAAGGAATCTTACGGACGTTGGGCTCTCGGACACTGAGATCGACTTCCTGTTGCAGAACGACATCAAGGCCGTCGAAGACACGCTCAAACTCCGGCTGCCGTGGTTCCCTGCACTCAATGAAGTACGTCAAGCTGTGCTTATTAACATGACGTTTAACATTGGTTTCAATCGGCTCGATCAGTTTCCGGCCATGCTGACGGCGATTGCGCGCGGCACTTGGGACTTAGCGGCACAGGAAATGTTGGACTCGATTTGGGCTAAACAGGTCGGAGCCCGCGCTCTACGCCTCGCGCAGCAGATGCGCACCGGAGTTTGGTACGAAACATGAAGATCATTTGGCTCGTCGGAAAGATCATCGTCCTACTCGCCGCCGCGTTCGCTCTCGTGGCGCTTGGGTTACTGCTTCATGCTTTGCAGATTGATTTATCGCCGCTCGCGGGTAAACTCGGGACGCTTATCGGCAACGCCGCCGAAGAAATGGAAGCGGCTAAACAGACCACTCAGGACGTGGATTCAGGTGTTAGCTACGAAGTAAACGAACTGAAGAAGCCGACGCCGAAAGCGCTGGCCATCGTCAAGGGAATTGCTTCCGTACTCGGGAATTTTGTTAGCATCAGCAAAATCTGAAAATGAGGAAGGCGGATTACATGTCGATTCTTGTGCAGGTGGAAACGGATCTGGCAAAGGTCGGGCACGCTTTCGTGAAGGGCGCCACCGAACTGAAAGCGGCATTGACGTGGGCCGCCGGTGAAGAACAGGCTCTCGCGCCGGAAATTACGGCCGTCGAGAACGTCGTGAACAAGGTTGTCGCGGCGGTCTACCCTGGCTCGGACGTTGTGGCGGCCGCCATCGAGGCAGTGTTCGCAAAGGCGCTCTCTGCGGTCGACGCGCTCGGGGCGGCAGCCTCGGCGGATGCGGTCAACGTCGAACTCGACACTGCCGCGGTCAACGCCGTCAAGGCTGCTTTGCCGATCGTGAAGACGCAGGCTCAGACTCAGCCGGGAAGTTAGACGGTTCTCCGGCCCTCGAAAGCCGGTTCTTCCCACACCTCCAAATAGAAGACCTCGCCCTCGTAGGCCATCACGAGAAAAGGGTCGCTCATTACACTATCGAGTACGGGATGCTCGATGGCGAAGTTGGCGGTGGGAAACTTTTCCTTGAGTTCGACTGCCCGAGACAACGCGAACTCCGGAACTGGCGACGTGTAGTTTTGGAGCCAAACCGCTTCCCAGCGCACGGTCACGGTTGGATAATCGTTTGAGTACGAGTATTTCCGACTGTACCAGTCTTTGTATTCGATCACCTTATCGGTCGACAGTGGCTCGAAGCCAATTTCGGCAAACGCCTTGGCGACGAATGCTTTTACCTTGTCCGATTTTTCTTTTTTCGAGAGCTCGGTCGACAGTGTTTTGTAGCCAAAAACTTTGCTCGCCTTCGCTCCCAACTCCGCCGACAGTTCATTGGTGGTGATTTCCTCGGCTGAGAGTAAAGGTTCCCGGTGCAACTTCGGCTTCGTCAAAGCGTAGTATCCGAACATTTGGTTCCTCCTTGTTAGTTTTCAACTTTGTTCCGGTAAAAAGCGTACAGCGCGGCGTCGAGCGCCTGGTGGAACTCGCGGAAGCGCGGCATCTCGGGCATGTCGCCGGGAATAAATACAAACCACGCTCCCCGACACTTGCGAATCTTGATCTTGGGTCGGGCGCGCATCGACTCCTCTACTTGTTGAAAAACGCCCTGATTATCGCAGCACCGATAATTGCCCCAGCGATGCTCCCAAGCGCACTGGCAATCTCATGTAACTGTCGGGCGATGTCGCTCATTTCCCCTCCGGCGAACCGGGAACGGGAGCGGCGAGGGCGCGGATGGCCTCACGAATCAGAATCCGCACATTGTCGCAAGCATCATGCCGAATGATATTGCCGCCTTCTGAATCCGGCACGTCTCGCTCTTGAATCGCCAGCAGCATCGCTTACTCAAGCCCTTTGATATGCGCCACTCGCCTGATTTCGTCGATCCGTTGAAATAACTTGCGATGTTCTGTGCATCCACATGGCTCATCGAGACCTTGAAACACATGGCCCCAAGTATCGGCTGCCTTGGCTCGGGCAGCATCCTCCACCGACATCGGCACAACGGCTGGCGCGGCGTGAGGCACGCAACCGCTGTCTATTGCGATTTCCACAACACGGCGACATGTTGTCCCACTCGCAGGGAATCCGTGATCCGTAAGATATTTCGAGACTTCCTCCATCGCGTGTTTGATGTAAGCCTCGGAGAACATTGCGGGTACAAGACCACTTCCACAGCACGTTGGGCAAACCGGCACAACGGCTGGCGCGGGACGCTGGGCGAGGGCGGCGGCATTCCACGCATCCCGTAACATTTGCATCGTTCCCGCGTGGTCCTTCGGATCGTAAGTGGCCCACCATTCCTCGAACGTGCCGCTCACCGTCTCGGATGGCGGCTCCGGCGCGGGCATGTGAACTTTGCAACCACAATCACAGGGTGCGGTATCGTTCGACTCCAAGGCGGCGCAGCAATGGTGACAGGTGCATTCCGGCGCGGGCGGTGCGGGTTGCTTGGCGGCTTCTCGCAAGTTAAGTATCTGTTTTATCGTCCAGCGATCAGCGAGTATATCGTCACCAATTCCGCCACGTTTCTTATCCCGCTCATTAAAAATTGCGTCCAACTGGCTCAACAGCACCATCGGCTCGGCGGCTCCCTTGTCGCTCATCGAATCGAGATAGGCTTCCCATTCAGCGGGAGAATTGAATTCGCTCCGCTTCTTTTCGTGCCGCTTGGCTGGCTCGTTGCTCATGGCTTCCTCCGCAGCGTCAAAAGTTCTTTCAAGATAGAAATCATCTTCCTTATGGAATCTCGAACTGTTTCCGAAGCCTGAGTTTCGGTACGCAAATCCTTTTGGTAGCACTTTATTAGGTGGCGAACTTCCCCGGATGAAACTTTGGCGGCGCGTTCGTCGGCGCTCATGGCTGAACCTTCCTTCCAATGGGCCACAGTAAAACAATCGGCCCTTCATCTTGGACGTAACATATTTCTACATTTTTCCGACACTTCTTCCAAAGCCAGAATTTCCATATCGATGTGGGGTTTGTAAGTATGATTATTCGCCCAGCGGCTTGTGTGGCGCGTTCGTCGGCGCTCATGGCTGCCCCTGCGGAAATTCCTGTCTAACGCGAGCGGTCAGCAGTTTTCCTAGCAACTTCCATGCTGCAGTGAAACTGCCGATGTCATTGGCTTGCGTGACGCCCTCTGCCAGATCCAGCATCTTGTCGTAATCAGCATCTGGCAAGAGATCGCGTTCTAACTCACGAAACTTCAGTACGGATCGGAATAACTCGTAAGCGTTTGGAAAGTGCCGATGATCCTCGGAGAGTTCTTTATCGAATTCCAAGCAGAAAGCTCCGCCCACGCAATAGCAATCTAGATCGGCACCAATAGCCCGCACCGGATGTGGATACTTTGCTTTCAACTCACGAATGGCGCTCATGGTCCGTAAACCTCCTCCTTCGTGCTCTTGGTGGGTGCGCTAACGCTTGGGATTTAGCATCTCAGTGGCGACCCCGCTCATTCAGGAACTCGTGCGCCGTTTTATTCCACAGTGCGTCGTTCAACGCATTATGCTCAGTGCTCGATTGTTCTGGTAACTTTGGATTGCCGAGAGAATCGCACAACTGCTTAATGTCTCGGCAATACATTGGGAAACCCTTGGGAAGGTCCATCATCGTTCCGAAAATCTGGCAGAAAACAACCCAATCATAATCTGCGTAGTATCCCCAGAACTCTATCTTCCCCTCGTTTTCCCCGTTAACAAACCACTTAATTCGCTCTCCGATTGATGCCAGCTTTTCACGCGATTCGGGATTGCCGAGATGTGGAAGCACATTGTCCAGCACCCATTCACTAGCGTCGGCACTATTAAACTCCGAACTCTCGGCGTAAAGAGTCGATCCTTTCTCAGAAACCAATCCAATGCTGATTAATTGAACGGGCCGATAAGGACCCGCCTCGATAAATTCAGTGTCCAAGTAGAACTTCATCGTCACTCCTCCATCGCACTTGCAAATACGGGTTGCCTCTGTGGGACTAAAAACCGATTAGTTGCTGCGCCACTCATTCATGACGCGCAAGTTCATACATGAAGTGAGGCATTCTTATTTCCATGTCTTTTTGAAGCTCACACATTCCACGTTCGTTCTCATTCCTGCAGGCAATAGTTACATATCCGTAAATGAAAGACAGGAGATCTTCCGGGTCGTCATCTTTAACGACTTGAATTGGGAATTGGCCCACTGATTTTTGATAATCTACCGGAGCCGCGACAGGACGAGCGGCATAGTATCTGTCGGCATCCAACTTCGCCAGTCGATACACGCCGATGCCCATAATGAGAAATCCAAAAATTATCACCACTGATTTCATATCGTTACTCCTCTTAGTTGCTGCGTTAACTGCGTCTTTTAGCCTTCCTGTGGCGACCCGGCTAATCCGTGCAAACTCGGTGCTCACATAAGACAAATACCGAATACTCCTCTTCTGGAATTAGATCGAGAGCGCGGGCAACGTCGTCGGGATGAACTTGCAGCAGACGGCCGCCGCACTTAATTTCCACATTATGCGCAGGCTCTACGGGCCGAACTCGCATCAAGAATCCAATCCTCTTTTTCGGACCAATTTTCGGTTTAGAGATAGTCTTTCGGCGATAAATGTTCTTATTTTCATCAGGACACGGCCCTTTGTATCGAGCAGGTTGCCATTCGAATTCATCGCCCATGCGCTACCCCCTACTGCCCGCGTGCTCGCCGTAGCGGCATCACCCGAACGTGCTTCTTGATGTGACACTGACACGCCGAGAATCTATTCCCCAGCCACTGCCCATTTTCGAGCGAGTCGTCCCCGCCGCGGCCGCGCGACCGGATGTGGTCCCAATCACCCTGATGCTCAAAGAGAAACGCTCCGCAACCTTGGCACTTGTTCTCGGCCCGCACCCAAACTTCGTGTCGGCGCCGTTCCCGGTCGACGCCGGCCAAGTCCTCGAACTCCGTGCCGTCGGGCCGGATCCCGATGCGGGATTTGCGGCTCTTGAATCTGCCGCTTTTCAGCGCCGCGAGCCTCAGAGCATCCGCCTCGATCGTACGAAATCTCGCCCAGGCCATCCCTCACCCTTCCAGTTGATAGCGGATCGCCCGCTTGATCACGTCTTTCGCCCGCCCGTTCAAGACATCTTGCGTCGAAAATCGCAGGACTACCCATCCGAGAACCGCTGCTTCTTGGTACTTCTCGAGGTCGTCCTGAAATCCCTTGCCGCGGGTGTGGCGCCCCTGAACCCACGAACCGCCCTCGATTTCGACGCCGAACAGTCGCCGAGGTCCAAACAACGTAAAAGCGTAGTCGAAACGCCATTTGCGTTGGGACGAAAACTTCCATTCTTCCGCATAAGCGATTCCCAACTCTCGGAAGTAGGTCTCCATGAGAATGTAGGCTGGTCGCTTGGTCTTCGAACGCTTCAAAACACCCTCCAGAATGCCGATTCCCGCAAAGCGGGCTGGTAGCCGAGCGACGATCTATTTTCCAAGCCACTTTGCATCATCCTGCCGCTTTCGATCGCTTAAATCGCCTCAATAGGTGCCCGATTCTTTGGAGCGTCGTCGGGACCGCGACCGTCGTTGTTGCTGCTCCGTCTCGCGCTCGGAGTTCAGCATCTCCGGAACTGGCTACTCCTGCACCGTTGGCCTCCGGCGGCGTTCTTCCGCCGCCGACTCTTTGAGCATCTTCGATACTTCCGGCACAATCAGCTTGATAAAGTAGTGCGCCGTCAGTCGCGGGTATTCCGGCCGCTTCAGTTCGACGAGCGCCATCAGTCTTCTGGAAATCTCGTTTTCGTTCATCGTTGGCTCGCTTTCCGCCAGATAACTTTTTCGGATTCACTCAGTCGGCGCCCTACGCGTTCCTCGTGGTAGGCCCAACGCGGCCCAGTGCGCGACTCCTTGCGCGCCGCCGTGAAATCTTTCATCCTTCGGTCATTCACAGTGTTTTGTCCCGCGAGATTCCTTTGATCTTCGCCCACGCCTCGGCCCAAGACATTTGATCTTCGGGCGCATCGGGACCGATTTGCGGAGGTCGTTCGCCATCTTTCAGTTTCACCGGAGCGACCCGTTTATTTCCGTGAATGTCCTGCCAGATGTGTAGTTTTGAGGTGGATGTGTAGGGCTCGTACCAATCCTTGATTGGAACAAAATCGCCACTTTCGTGGTAACTCTTTGGCTCGACATCCGGTAGTCGCTTTACGATGTCCGCAACCTTCGGCATAAATTCGCATTCGTGCATCGCCCGATGGAATGCTGACTCCAAGCGGTCGTGTGGATACTCTCGCAGACCCTCAATGTAGATTTTCTTTTCTTCGGGTGAGAAGAGTTCGCGCCGGTTGTAATGCACGTCGAGGAGTGTCACCCATTTGAAGATCATCTTCTCCGATGCCGTACTCACGGGCGAGCTCGACGCTCTCGCGGAAGGATTGCTCAATTTGTCGCTCACGTTTCGTGCCCTCCAATGGTTTGTCTTGCCATCGCCTTTCGTTCAGGAATTTTTCGGGATGAGGAATATATTGCTGATCGAGCCATTGCTCGGAAAGTTTCCAGCGCTCCAATCCATCGACTACTTCTGGCCAGAGAATGTCCGCTTTCACTGAACGAAGCCACGCTCTTTTAGCGGCAGGTTTTCCTATCTGTTTCGGATACGCTTCCCAAAACACTTCAAAGCCAAAAAGTTCGCCCGTTGGTTTAAGATTTAAGGTCTCAGGAGTAGATGCAGATGCAGGAGCAGGAGCAGACTGCTGCATGTGTGGTGCATTTGCATGCCTTACCTCAGCGGCCTTTTTCCTCTTATCCCTTAATTCTAAATAGTTTGCCCAATTTTCAGAAAGTTTATCGTTGACCAATCTTGCGCCATCGTTGCGCCACAGTTGTGGATATTTGGCTAAGAAATGGCGCACATCTCGGAGCCTAAGTTGCGCCACTTTGCACAAAGCCGACAGTGGGAGGGGTAAAGTTCCCGGCTCATCGGAGTCCCACGCAGCGGCCAACATGGTAATGAACATGCCGCGTTCACTTAGCGTCATCTGTGCGATTGTTGGGCTGCTTCGCCAGTCTTTTGCGTAGAACTGAAAGGCAGGTGGTTTTTGCAATGGAGTCGACCCGCTCCCCTTATGAGCGGCGACCGGCCGAGGAGATAAGGGCTCCCCGGCCAATCGTCGTGTGCCACAAACTGTAATCTCGGCAGCGAGCACGCTATGATATTTCCAACTCTCAAAGCAAACCATTTTTTCCGACACTATTGTGGAAATGTGGATAACTCTATTTCGGATTTTCGCCGGTCACTTTCTTCAGCGACGCGAGCGACTGCTCCTGAATGTCGTTGTGGCGCTGCAGTTGGAGCGCGATCTCGCACAAGATTCCGAGCGCCAACCATTCCAAGTGCGTGCTTTCGAGCGCCGTGCGCTGCATGTTCTGGATATGATCGGCATTCATCGGGTGGCCTTCTCTTTCGCGAGCGCGACCAGCGCATCCTGGGTGTCGCGGAGGTGCTGGGTAATTACGGTCCAAACTTCGGTAGAAACTCCTATGCTCTTGTAGTCGGGCGGCAGTCCCATCGCGTCGGCCACCATCGAGTCGAAGTGTTTGACTTCGTTGTATAGGTCGAGCGGCCACACCCGATGGAAGGTGCGCCATTCGTTATCGACATCAACCCGCGCTTCGTCGCTCATGTTCTTTTGTTCAGGGAATCAGCGGCGAGTTTCTCCAACTGCTCAATGAGCCACTGAATTTCCTGCTTTTCCCTCGCGTGGTAGTCGCGTAATTCTCGAATCGCGTTCATGTATATGTCGTGGCGATTTCTCGGAGACAGCCGCTTATCCTCAAACATACTGGGTACGAGTTTATTTTTTCGATCCAGTAATTCTCGGATTGCCTTTTTCACAGCAAGCTGCCCTGTTCTGCCTCCGGCGCTTTCTTCGTGGTGCGCTTCCTTTTCGACGGAGCGGCTTCGGGAGTCTTTGCGCCCTCGGCCGCCCCGCCGTTCGCCGGCGCAGGGGATTGCTCTGGCGAAGTCTGGATCCAGTGTGGCACGACCTTCGCGCGCTTGCACAGGTCCTCGAGTTTAAAGGCGTTCTTCGCGGGAATGGTCAGGTGCTCGCCGTCCTTGCGGAATCCCAACTCCTTGAGCGTTTCCGTCTCGATCTCGGCCTTCAAGATGGCCAGTCCTTCGGTGCCCGTGACCGATAGAACCCCTTCCATGAACTCTGCAAGCGCTATCGTCACCACTTCCGGCTCAGGTTCCGGCGCCACGTCGATTACCTTCCCTTCCTTGTGCGCTTCGATCTTGCGCTGCGCGACTTGCTCTGCGGCCGCTACCGAGCCACCGTCCTGCACGATCTGGCGCCCGCTCGGGGTGACGTCCTCGGCCATGCGGTCCATTTCCTCAGGGATGTACAGCCCTCCGAGGTCGGGATAGGCTTGGCGGATGGCTAGGGCCGTCGCGCACTTGGCCAGCATCCGCCGCGGCATCCGTTTCCAGAACGGCGCCCTGTAGAGCTCGGCAGGTGCGTATTCCGTCCACCACGCTTCCGCCTCAGTGGGAATGCTTTCGCCCTTCTTGTAGACCTTCACCCGGGCCCACTCCGGCGCGAGGACCGTGCCAACCTTCAGCATCGGGCCATATTCGGGCACCGACACGGAGCCAAGATCCTGCTTATGATCGCGTCCCGCGGCGAATAGCAGCCCGTTGATGCCCACTTGCGGCGTCCAGACGTGCGCGCCCTTGCCGCCCTGTCCATTGTCGGCACTCCTGTCCCACCGTCGGACAAACCAAATCTGCTGCTTGAACGGGTCGAGCCGGTAGCGGCGCGCGACCGTCAACAGGAATTTCAATTCCTCGTCCGACGCGCCCTTGGCGACGTTGTTCTTTATTAGGGTTACTTCGTCGGACGTCAGGAGCCACGGCTTCTCGGACACCGGCCCGACCGCGAGCGCAACCGTTTGCGGTTTGATTTCCGGCTTGCGCTTCACTGCCCGCGGCTTGCGCTTCACTACTGCTTTCATCGAATCCTCCGTGTGCGATTAGGGCCGCCGTGACTAAGACGCGCTTCTAACGCCAGTGGCCCACCTCGCACCTTGCGGCTTAGAGCCACCTGGAACTGACCGGAGGGTCGTGGCTCACTGCCGACAAGCCTTAAAATTCTTCGAACATCACGCCAGGGATAATCTCCCCGACTTTCTTCTGCTCGCGGGCCTCGGCGTTCAGCGATTGGATGTCGACAATCCACCACTGATCGGGAATCTTCGCGACGTCGATGATGCGCGCGCGGTAGTTGCGCCGCGACGGCACACCAGCCACCTTCGGGATGGACGGCGCCACTGTGACCGTTTGCACGTTCGCCGCAGTGCGCGCGGCTTCCTCGGCGGCGATGGCCTTCGCCCGGGCCTCGGCTTCGGCCGCTTCCTTGCGCATTTTCTCGGCTTCGCGCTTCTTCAGGTCGCCAGCCTTCTGCGCCTCCGCTATGCGCTTCTCGTTTTCCTTGCGTACCTCAGCGGCCAGGCGGTCGGCCTCGGCGCGCTCGGCCTTCGCGCGAGCTTCGGCGGCGCGGCGGTTATGCTCGTTGACGCGACGAGTCTCGGCCTCGGCGGCTTCGCGCTCGATACGCTCGTAGGTCTTGACCTTTACGGCCAGCGCTTCGTCGATCGCCTCCGCCGGCGTCAGCCATCGGGCGCGCTCGTCCTTCGCGGCGTCGTACGCGGCCTTGGCGGAGTTTACGAACGGATCCAGCTTGGCCTTGACGTCTTTCAGGTAGTTGCGGACGTCACGCTGCGCGGTCTTGGCCTCGAGGCAGGTTTCGGCATCCTTGACGACGATCGACGCCGCCTTGTGCTGCAGGACCGCGAGAACGGAAGTGAGTTTCGACTGATCGGTAAGTGCCAGACGTGTTTCCGACATTTTCCCTCCAGAATTTAGCTTTCGCGCCCAACTACGGGATCAATAACTTTTTCTCCGCGGCAGTTCGGGCATACTTTTTTCGCGTCCAAGTATTCCTTCGGCCAGTTGCAGCCGCACCGAATACAGGTCGGCAATTCCTCGCGGATCCGTTGCGCCTTCTCCACGATGTCACGCGCCAGGGCCAGCCATTCGCTCATCACAACCCCACAATCGCGGCCGCGGCGACGGCCAGGACGATCAGAAACACGAGCCAGAACTCGACATTGGCCACAAAGCGCCGGTGCGCATACTCTCCGCCGTCGAGAATGTCTTCGGGAGCGAGCCACTGGCGCAGGTTCGGACACGCGAACGGGTCTTCGTCGAACTCGCAATACGGGTTTGCGCGACGCTCCAAGTTTTCATCGGGAGTCATTCGACACCTTCTATCATTTGCTAGTTGGGCATGTCAATGCCTAAGTTAAATCGGCCCCGCTTATCGCACAGGGCCAGAACCGGAGCGACCGGTAGCGTCAAGCGGCGAGTGGAGACGAGGTGACCATCTTGCCCGCCGGCAAGCCTTTGTTAATCTCGACTGAAAACACGAAACACACTGAACACGCCGACGAGAACCCACAGAAACGCGATCCCGCCGACGTACAGTAGCACGATGGCCTCGAGGATTTCACACATACTGCAGGTCTCCCTCCGCGTCGATGTGGTACGGCGCCCCGTAATCAAGAATTTGCTGGCACAATTGCCGGCCATCTTCCCAGTTGCAATCGACGCCATCGCTCGCGACGGCAATTTTCGTGCGCAACTGATGCTTCGCGATAATCAGAAACGCGGTCACGGCCACGTCGTACGGCCGGTATGCCGTCTTGCAGCACGCAAACCACAGGCCGAGGTTGCGCGGTTCAGTGCCAGCCTGCATATATCTTTCCTTCGGCATGACCCGCGGAAAATTCATTGTTTCATAGGAGCAATCGCCGTTGCAGCACCGTTTATCAAGTAGTGACCCAGCGAACCAATGCCCGGATACCGCCGTAACGCTCGAGCCGACACCGCCCGTTGCCTTATCGGACGGCCAGGGAATCGACACTTCCGAATTTTTCCTATGTCCGCACTTCGACAACCCGTTGAACCAGACATTCTCCGGAGTAATTTCCGGTACGTTATCGCCAAAACCGTCCGCGAGTCTGACCCCCATATCGTCCAATGCCAGCACGATTTTACCGAAGTCGGTCGCAATGTTAGCGAACGCGGCCGAGTCGATTTCCATTTCCCGATACCAGTAGTGTGTGTATCCCATGTTTCGTCTCCGTTTTCGCCGGCGCTACCGGCGCGCGACATTCCCGGTCGTCGTTACCGTCCCGCGTGTTCTTCGATGGCCATGATGATTACTATTACGACAATCCAGAGCATTTCAGTGCCTCGTTTTTACAGCAGAAATCGCCCGTTCGCACTCCGTCCAAATGTCTTCGAGGCTCGAGCCCTTCGCGCACAGTAATTGAATGCGCACCAGCGCTGTGACCAGGACGGCCAGCGGGGTTATCGGTTGAATGTGATGTTCCTGTCGCCGGCTCATTCGCGGCCCTCGTTCTGGCACTCTTTGGCTTTCGGATGCCGTTCGCAAATCGCGTGAATCGAATCGCGTACCGCTTGCTCGATCTCCGCTTGGGTGGGTGTGTCGCCGTCGCCGGCTTCGTATTCGTCGCTCGGCGAATCGAAATTCTCAACCATCGGCCGGCGCGCGGCGCATCCCGACAAGAGAACAGCCGATAGCGCGATACTGGCAAGATATCTCATTCGCGGCCCTCGGCTTTCTCGATCGCTTCCCGATAGCGTTTCTCCTGTTGCTTCAGGATCAGAAGTTGCTCAATGTCGTGAACAGACAACGTATATTGCCGGCTCAGAACGTCTCTAAGCGCGAATTTTACGGCTTCAATCAATTCCGGTGCGGCCGCGATTAGGCGCGCGTCCAACTGCGCTTGCGGGAAGTCCGTTGCGAAGATGTCCGCGATATGGACGGATCCGCCCATCAATTCGCAAGGTTCGGATTCGTGCTCGATCAAATGCCAGGGCCCGGGTGTGTGTTTCGACATTTCGTCTCCATTCGTGGGAGCTACCCACTTTGAGTTTAGATGTAGCGGGAATCGCTCGAAGTGAGCGAAACCCGGTAGACCTAAACTCCCAGCAATTCCACTTCTAAGGGGTTCAAAGCATCGCGTACGTTGTTTGTCGAGTCTTTTGCGATACGTGCGAAGTCTGGTCCGTCCGATTGCTTACCCTCGGCGCGCCATACTTTTGCCAAGAGCGACGCCAATTCTTCGCGCATCCCGTAATTGGAAAACTCGAGCACCCGGCAACGTGAGAGAAACCGTTTCTCGAGCCCGTCGACGGAGTTAGACGTGAAAATCCATATCGTTGCTGGGGGCGCCGCGGTCGAATCGAGCTTCGACAAAAGCGCCAACTGCGCGCCGTCCGTCATACGGTCGGCTTCGTCTACCAGCACGACGTGGAAACCGTGCGGGGTCCGCGTCGCGTACCAACACATGCGAACGGTTTCATCAATCGTGCGCGCGTCGCAACGTTGGCTCGGGATGTGATGAAATTCTCCGCCGATCGTCTCGCACAGCGCTTGCGCCATTGTCGTTTTGCCGGTTCCGGAGCTCCCGGTAAAGAGCCATGCGCTAGGTGTCGGCCGCTGGGCAAACGCGGCCATAACCTTTTTGACCTTTTCGAGCCCGATAAACTCGGAAATGGCGCGCGGCCGATATTTCTCTGCTAACGGCTTTGGAAACTCGAATTTAGGCGATTCTTCCGAAAACAGGTCTTGGTTCGGAGAATCGTCCGTCAAACCGTCAAATAGACTCATCGCGCGCTCGATTCTTCGTCAAAACGCGACGCATTAAACTGCGCGGATTCCTCGGCGCCGCACTTCTCGCAATACGGCATTTTCGACAGCGGGAAATAGAAGATACGCGCGCCCTTGCGAATCGCGACACCACACCTGCAAACGGACGGGAATCGCGCTTCAGTCCATCTCGGGTCGTTGGAATAGGAATTCATGTTCGCCTCTCTCTAGGCTCAGGAGCTACCCGAACCTGCAAGCATCTTACTAGTTGGGCATACGAATTGTCAAGGGAATAGTTGGGCACGCCGGTAGAAACACGCCTCTAAAAGACTTATGCGCACCCCGGCGCAAGAATCCGACACCACAGCCCCCGATTCCCGACACTTCGACGCTAATCCCTTGTCATTTAAGCGCCAATCATCCGATTTCGACTGCTGATTCGACACTAGAACCTGCTAGGATGCTCCGTATGGACCGCAAACCACAAAAGACTGTCACAGAGCGTACGATGGCCATGCGAATTGGACGCAAAGAACAACTCACGCGCATGTCCATTGAAGAACGGCGCGCGCTTGGTTTGCGGCTGTTCGCAATTCTCTCCGGCCGCAGGTCGCAGGCAGCTTACCGCGCGCGTGGAATCACTGATCCGTGCGCGAAAGCCCGAGCGGTCAAAGCTCAACGCGCGTTCGAACGCAAGATGCTGCAGGGTTAGAATCTTACACTCTCAGCCACGCCAACATAACAATACACTTACATAGTAATGCTACTGGTTTACACGCGTCGATTCCTGTAGCAAGCTGGGCATTTGGATGGGCACGGGATGGGCAGCACATCGGCGCACGATTGGCAGGCGTTCGGCAGCGCTCCCGCGGCGCTCGTTCGAGCCCGTAAACCACCGCAAATCTAGGTACCCATCGGCGAATGCGCGAGGGGCCGGGACTTCACCGGCGACTACGGGGGAATCCTCTAGCCAAGGGTTTGCGCACGATAGGCCAATTTCATGCCCAAGCCAAATGTACCCACATTCGTACCCACAAAAAACGGTTGACGATGTACCCACACTGCGGTAGATGTACCCACATGGAACAGACGACGTTCAAGCTGCGGGTAGGGGTAGAGGAGTTGGGGAAGTGGAAGGCCGCGGCGAAAGCGAACGGGAAAAGTGTGGCGGGTTGGATGAAGTGGAAGTTGGGCGAGCCCAGTCCAAGGGAGAGCAATGGAAGCGATCGAGTACCGGATGTGCGGCGTGGTTCGGAGGTTCTGGCGGATGGAGGACGGGAGCCTATGTCCGGAGAGTCTGTGGGGCGAGGTGTCGGTGCGGCCGCCGTGGATGGACGCGACGGGGAGGCTGAGGCGGGAGTTGGTGCCGGCGGCGGAGCGGTGGGGAGCGGAGATCGTGGAAGTGGTCGAAAGAGAGCTGCTGTCGGGCGACATCGTGCGGTACGTGCCGGACGCGAAGACGGGCCTCGTGCGGACGATTCTGGAAGTATTTCGAAATCAATTCCGACGTGCGCCCACGGAAGAAGCAAGGATCAATACTGCGGATTCTGTTTCGGGCAACCGAAAATAAAGGCGGCGAAGAATGTTTAGCGGACAGATGGCGGTGATGCCGGCGCGGGCAGAGTTTGTCGCGACCGAGGTTCATACCGCGAAGTCGCAATGGCAGTATTGCGGGTGCCGGTCGTGCCGGGAGTTTCGGCATTTGATTGAGACGGCGCCGGGGCTGAAGTCGGGGAAGTTCAATTTCGACAAGTACCGCAAGGCCGACGAGAGGTACTGATATGAAGCCGGAAGAATTAGAGCGTGCCGAACTGGCCTTTAATTAGGAAATCAAGGGTCGAAATAACGGCCAACTGGTATACTCGCTCAGTGAGTTGAATGCTGTTACCCTCATCGAGATTGCGCTCCAACTGGCAAAGATGAATGAAATTTTGGAACGCGAAAAATGAAACGCGAGTGCATCGTCGACGGCCAGCGGCGCAAGCGGCACCAGTTCGAGCGCGGCCGGTGCGTGCGGTGCGGAACGCTGGATCCTAGAAAATGATTCAGGTTTATATTGACGGGCCGATTGCCGGAGAAACGAAAAGTTGGAGAGATGCCCCTCCCATTATGCACATCCCACTTCCGCGTAGAATTACGGTGTGCGAATGCAACCCGGATCTAACGGAGGAATCTGAACGCGCGGCCGAAGTTCAGGATTACTTTTGTCTGACGCGCGGAGAGCAAGTTGCGATCTATTCGGTGGAACGCGACGAGGAAGCGATTCTTCGAGCCCTAAAATACTGGAGGATCACCGATTTAACAGGTCCTTGGACTAGGGGTTGCCGCGATCGACGCGCTTTTCTTTAGATCGGTCGGGCAGAAATCAAGAGGTGGTGGCCCGCGACCGACTCCAGCCAGTGAAAAACCCCATCGGGCATGAAGCGGTATAGTCGGCGGGGAATGAACTGTCCTTCGCGGTAGGCTTTCACATCCCACGGAAACACATGGGTTTTCTTGATGCCGATGACTCCGAATCCGGCGTCGGCGAGTAGCTTCGTGGCGGTGCGCGCGCTGTAGAGTTTCACGATCGGGCATCCCGCGGCGGCTTCCGGCTGCTGGCCGGTGAGGAATTTCAGGCTCCAGCGGGCATAGAGCATGATGCGCAGTTCGCCGGTGGCCTTGATTCGCTGCCGCGCGAGTTTCAGGCAGGCCAGGGGATCGCGCATATGATGCAGCACCCCGAAGGAATAGATCAGGTCGAATTTTCCGGTCGGCAGGTCTTCCTCGGCGCTGTTCCACATTTCGAAGTCGATTTGAGATCTGCGCTGCCGTCCTTTGGCTAGGTCGATCGAATGTCCGGAGAAGTCAATCGCCACAACATTTGCGCCAGCGGCCCCAAAACGCAAGGCATCCGTGCCGATCCCTGTTCCGATCTCCAAGACGCTTTTCCCTCGCCACTTACCGAACTCCGCGAAGCGCGGGATGTGCGGCTGCACGAAGTAGCGCCAGTTGGAGATTTCGTCGGACCATTCGCGTGTTCCGATTTCGGAACGCGAGTGCCACGCCTCGCAGGGATGCTCTTGCCAGAACTTTTTCGAGTCGTTGGTCATCAGTCGAGCCGCACCGTTGCGCTTTTGAACAATCCTTCGCAAACCACGCCCGTAACAGGACGTCCCGATGGCCCTTTGGCGCTAAATCCGGTCATATAAAAATCACCCTCTCCACAGGAGAACGGTCTCCAGCCAGTGATGTGAATATCGGTATATCCTTCGTCGAGCAGAACTTTCGTCGAATGGCTCGCATAGGTACATCCGGAAAGCAGCGTTAGAAGCGCGACAAACATAATGCGTCTCATTTTTTCCTCACGATCGCCCGATACATGCGGTTGTTGATTTCGTCGACGGCGGCGGCCAGCGGCGCGTCGGTTCCCGCTTTGTCGGCGACGTATTGAAACATACGTCCATCGCGGGGCAGGCACGGACCGGAAAATGGCCAGCCAGGAGTCAGGTAGGCTTGACCGATGCGCGGGTCCATGCCGACTGCCTGCATGATCTTCTTCGGGTTGCATCCCATCCGCTCGGCCACCAGGTACAACTGATTCGCGAGAGAAATTTTAGCGGTCAGCGCGCAGTTCAAGGTGATCTTCGCGAGCTCGGCCTCGGTCCATGTCATCGTGATCGACGGGCAGGCGGTAATCGGCCGGTAGATGGAAAGCGCTTCTATCGCGTAATCAGGATTCGACGCCCCGAACAAAAGGAAACTGGGATTCAGAAGATCCTCGTCGATGAACTCCAGCCGGATGAACAGCGGGTTGTAGACCAGCCGCTTCCCGACAATCTTCGAAAACTCCTCGCACGATCCCGGGACGGTCGTGCTCGTAACGATGAACAGGTAGTGGTCCTTCCCCTGCTTGCCGGCCGCGGCCTTAAAGGCGCGAAGCGCCGACAAAAGATAATCATTCGAAAACGATCCGTCTTCCTTCGATGGCGTCTGCACGATGAAGATGGCGCAGTCGGAAGCGGTGACGCACTGGGATACGGAACCCTCGGACACGGAAGGCTTGATGTCGTAGCCAACCACCTGGCCGTGGAAGCGGCGCAAGGTTTCGAGTAACGGACGGCCCACTTTCCCGAGTCCGACAACGCAGATTCTCATTCACCCTCTTAGGAAATATGAAATTCAGAACGGGCAGCGCAAGCGTTACAAACCATCTCGCGGTCCACTACGACCGTCGACTCACTACCGCAGTGCGGGCAAACTCCGGCACTGAATCTACCGGGTTTCACTCCATCCGTTTTGTCGGTCCGCGAGTAGTAGTAATACATCACGTCGTCGACGAACCGTTCGGTCTGTACGATCTTTAGTTTTCGAATGTCTCCAGCCCACCGCGAATCTTCTCCGAAGCCACCATAAATCGGAACCTGAATTGCAAGTTCCCGTTTTATGGGGTTCAAATGTGAAATATCCCGCCCATAAAATTGATCGCCTTCGAACCAATCATTGCAGGTCAGGGAGTGTTTCGTTCTCTTGGGAAGTGGTACGCCGTCTTCGAAAGCCTGCAGCCAGAAGCCAACATAATCTCGATCTAAGAGCGGTAGGATACGGGCCACATAGTTCGGACTCAATTCGTCATCATCATCGCAAAAATTTATATATTCAGCCGTGGAATCTCGACGCATCTGTTCCCGATTCGCACCGAGAGAAATGGATGGGTCACTCACCTTCACAATCCACTCGACACCATCCCTCAACTGAGGTTCTAGTATTTTCCTTAGACCTGCGAGGAATTCCACTCGCGTCGGCATCGTAAGAGTTAGAATCTGCCATTTTAAGGCCATAGGCCAACCTTGTACCGGTGCCGTAGTGTTTCACGATTCACTCGCAGCAATCTGGCCCAGTCCGCTAAAATCAACCTCTTTCCATCGGTCTCGATCCAGATATTACTTCTCATGTTCCTATGCTGCTGAGATGGCGTGGCCCATCGGCAATTTGAACGCTCATAATTCCCATTGGTCTTAATTCTATCCAAACTAGTCCCCACTGGCCTTTCACCCATGTCGGCTAGAAAATTATGAAATACTCTCCACCGTTTGCAGACTCGAATACCACGCCCGCCGTAGAATTTATACGCACCGTATTTGGGATTGCTGCACCTGTGGAGCATCATGTCCCATGAGATATACGTCGGACTTTTCCCTGACGCACCGTTGTGGCCGTGCTTAAACTTTCCGTTATCGGGTCCCCTAGCTTTCACAAAATCCTCTGATTCATCGTCGGAACGCCCACCGATGGCCGCAAGAATTACAAGCGATACCATTATCCTGAAACACGGTCGACTGCGATTGACACTTAGGACATTCACCAGCGCCGCGGTGCGGACTAAAGCGCGACGCTATGATTCTGCGAGGGGGAACCATCACGGCTCCAAGTTTATTGGCCGCTTCAACGCGCTCCGGCAGATGCGACACGTATAGTGCCTCGGGGTTATCTTCGTCATGGTCTTTCAGCCTGTCGCGATAGGTTTCATCGAGTTCCGACTTGCCTGTGCCGAAATGCATATGTTCCAGGACGAACGGCAAGAATCTGCGGCGTCCGAGCGCGTTCGCTACATCGTTCAAAAAAGTATCCCCGTGGTCGGAAGAATAGTGTGGCGGCGTGAAGTAACCGACGGTCTCAACCCACTTGCGGCTGGTAAATGGATGCGGACCAAAGAGTCTGCCGTCATATCCGCCAAGGTGGTCTCCGTGGACCACGAGAATCTGGTCGGGGCATTCGGCGAATGCGTTCTCGACAAGCAAATCCCATCCGTCATCTCTCCAGACACAATCGTCATTGGCCTGGCACACAATGTCTCCAGAGCATGCCGTAAAACACTCATTCCAGTACTGGGTCCTTTTTCGGATTCGTGGGCCGACCAGAATTTTAATATCAAGAGTTGTCCAATCGCCGTGATTCCTAAATCCGTAGATAGTCTCTGTGTCATCTTCATCAAACCGAATTACGATTTCAATTTTAGGAGTGGCCTTCGTCGTCCAAATAGATGAGACCATTCGTAGCAGTTCAGGACCACGTTTGCGGCTCGGCAAGAGAATGGAGATCATCGGCTTCGAAACGCCTCCTGGGCGCGGTGGATCAGGGCGTCGTACTGGGGTCGGACGGCGGCGTAGGAGAAATGTTCTCGTCCTATTTCGCGACCGTTGTGACTGGCGATTTGCGCCAGCGAATCATCGGTGAACAGAAGATTGATGAACGTACACATCTGCTCGAAGTCGTTCGTCATCAATCCGTTTCCGTTCACGTATTTCGTGTAGTCCATTGCTGTCGATGATTTCGTCAGCACCGGGCACCCGACCGCGACCGCCTCGGTAAAAGTTCCGCACAGCGGCCTTCCCGAATCCGGATCATCCAGTTGCAGGAACACGCGCGACGAAGCATACAACTTTCCCAGTTCTTTCGGCGTCAGGTAGTTTACGGCGCCGTCGTGGTGTAGAATCCGGCTGGGGAACCGCTCTTGCAATCGCTCCACAATGTCGAGCCCCAGTACACGCTTATCCGCGGGACGCCACAGGTCTTTGCCAGCAAGAACGTAGAGAGCTTTACCGTTGTCGCCCGTCCACGGCTCATCGAAGTACCACTCGCCGACCGGATTGACGATAGCCGTGACATCGGCAAACGGAGAAGCCCGCCATCCCGCTAAGTTCGCTGGCATCTGCACGACGACTGGAAACTTCCTCACGGCTTCGATATATCCCGACGGAATTAGCGTGCGCGGAGAATCGTACCAGCAGGACGATACGATGATCGGGCATTCGACGCGGGTGCAGTGGTTTTTCCAATCCTCGGCGTACTGAAAGGTTTCCACGGTTTCGATTAGCAAGTCGTAGCCGGAGAAATCAATCTCGGAGTACGGTTTGTCGACGAATCGAATCTGAAGCCCAACTTCCGCCCACTCGCGCACACGGCGTTGAATCTCGAACAGCCGCTCGGGCGGGTTGTCGTCGATGCGCGGGCCGACCACATCAATTCCCTCGTCGGGAAACAGGACCGCCATCTTTTCGTAGATCGCAAGGACCGTCGGACTGAGGACCGCAACTTTCAAGATTCCTCCAACTCGACTCCGGCCATGCCCCAACTTTCTTCGTTCCACGAATTATTCATTTCGTCGCGAAACACGGCGCTCGGAGTAAAACTCACGGGATGCGGCAGATGGTAGATCGGTTCTTCGAGGATTACTTGTTTCAACGCGCTGCGCCGGATTGCGTGGTGGATGATATAGGCGTCGACCATATCAGTAGTTTCTAGCTCCAGGTATGCCCGCAAATAATCCCACTGGCTGCGGTGCATCAGCATGAAGTCGCCCGCGGCATTCGTGTGGTGTACGCGGTCGCACATCGTATTCCGGTGGATGTTGAAAACATTTCCTTCTTCATCGAGGTCGTGCCGGTTCGCCCGATAGAAACAATCCTGTCGCAACTTCGTAGGAACCTGATTCAGCCAGTCGATCATTTCCTGCGAGAGAAGGATGTCGGGATTGGTCGAGAGGATAAAGTCTCCCTTCGCCCGACGGATGCCGACATTCTTGGCCTTAAATTCCTCGAACTTGCCGTCGCCGGGCACGGTGATAATACGAACGCCTTCGACCGTGTTCCACAAAGGTTGGTTGTTCAGGAGCGGATGCCACTCGACGACCACGATCTCCGCATCCAGTTTCTTGAATTGCCGAATCGCTTGCAGGAAATTCGCCTGCCGGGAGTCGTTCCTTGTGGTCATCACGACGGACAGGTTCATCGGTTCACGGGTCGCAGGGAAATGTTTTCAGTGATCCATTCGTGTAGATACTTGCGGGCCTCGACTACTTCTGATTTCGTCATCGTCGGAATTTCCAGCGTGCAGGTGCTTTCGTCTTCGGACAGTTCCCACATGGAAGAAAATGTTTGCGCGGAAACCTTCACGCCATAATGTTCCGGACGGTTCCAGACATCGCACCCTGGGTAGGGTTGAAAACTGTGAAGACTCGCCGCATCCGGCATTACCTGCGCCAGCCAATCCCGCATCTCGTAGATCGACTCCCACGTTTCGCCGGGAAAGCCGATGAGCAGGTAGGCTCGCGCTACGATTCCCGCATCCTGACAAATCTTGATGCCCTTCTCGTTGGCTTCGGGCGTCGTTCCCTTGTTCATTTCCTTCAGCATCCGAGCAGAGCCGTGCTCAACACCAAATCCCATCTCCGTGCAACCCTTCGTGGCGAGATACTGGAACAGTGTCGGATTCATCAGGTTCACCCGGCTCCAGCCGCGCCACAGCATCCCGTAGTCATGGAACAGGGCCGCTAGTTCCCGACATCGCTTGTCCTTGATCGTCAGCACGTCGTCCCACACCCGTAGCGCTGTTACTCCCAGGTCGGCAAGTGCCCTAACTTCCCTCTCGATCTGCTCAAAGGTTTCCTCGCGGAGTTTGGTGCGGGCGTCGGCGCAGAAGTGGCACCCGTATGGGCAACCGCGCGCGGTCCAAAGACTACCAATTTTCCGTTCCTCGGCGTCGATAGACTTTCCGCTCTTGGAAGCGACTTGGAGCCCGCCGGAGGAGTAGTTTTCCCAAAGGTCGTACGCGGGCATGGCCATTTTCGTGACGTCTGGTAAAGGCGGAGAAGGCATGTGGTGATAACCAAGACCGTCAAACCAAACCACACCAGGAACACGGCGAAGGGATGATTCAGACCCGCCTCGCCGAATTTCATCCACAAATGCGACAAAGGATTCCTCACATTCTCCCGTCATCAGGTAGTCGAATCCCTCGAAGTACGATTTCTTTTTGAACTGCTCGTGCGGGCCTTCAATGATGTAGGTTACATGCGGGCCACCGGCCACCTTGTATTTCGCCGGCCAAGCGGCGGCCAATTGTCCGCCAAACTCCGCGTTGGGCGTCACGATCGACACACCGAGCACGTCGCACGGCTCCAGAAGGTCCGTGTTCACATCCAGCTTGCCATCTGCGAATGAGCAGAGTTTATGGCAGTCCTGAATCTTGACTTCATGGCCCGCAGCACGGAGCGCGGCCCCGAGATAAAGTGTTCCGAGAGAAGCGTGAAGCGACGGATTAAAAAGCTCAAATGAGGGACCCCCAACTAAAATTACTTTTGCCATAATCCTCCTACGTCCTCAAGCCACGCTTCGAGAATAGGCATTTCGGCCGGAGTCAGTAACTCCATCTTGCAGAGGAGTTCGTAGCAAGCAACCAAGTCAGACGCGATCGACTTCCCAAGAGACAGGGATTCCAGTTGTTCGGCGATATATTTGTTCCACACGTAGCCAGGAATCTCGTGCTCAAAATCCCTCATCAAGTTGTGCGGGTTTCGTTCTTGAACTGCGGTCGGCCCATGAAACAGCACCGACCATCCGTGCTCCCAACAAATCCGCTGGGCGACGAAGCTGCGCCAGATGTCGGTCAACCGAATGCTGCACGTCGACGGCAGATACATCAGCGGAAACGCATCCTGAAACCAGAGCGTGTTCTGACTGTTGAATGGGCACCATGCTCCCTCGCCGACAGCAATGCGGATCCCGCTCTCCCGAAAATCGCGCATCGGCAAGGCCGTCAATCGAAAGATGGCGTCGACGTCAGGATCACCGTTCACAAGTCCCTGTTGAATGGGGCAGTCCGCATCCGCCGACTCCGACGACAGAACTTTCGGACCCACTTCATCGAGCGGCAGTCCTCGCGGCCACACTTTCGACGACGTAAACCACTGGTAGGGATTCACCCAGCATTTGTGTTGGATGTAGGCTTTTACGGTTCGCTTCGGTTCATTCCAAAAGGTCGGCAGGGGCGAATTGTCGTCGTCGGTTTCCTTGATAATGTCGGCACCCAATCCCATCGCCACTAGGTATCCGATGTTCTTACGGGCGTAGCTGTTCGGTGACAGTTTGGAGACGATCTTAAATTCCAATGTGGATTGGAGTCCCGTGCCGTAATACGCCGCGCCCGACAGATCAAAGTCCTTGGGAGTCTTCTCGTCGCCGACAACGTGGAAGTCGAACCCGTGCGCGATGGCTCCCTCGGCCAGCTTGCGCATGGCGGTGGTCGGAGCTTGGATCGTGGTGACCACGAGTGATTTTTTCATTTCAGGACGCCGAGTTCTTTATTCCCCACCGTATTGCTAGGGGGAAGCGGAATCTCCGCATTCGTCGGCTTCCAAAGATGCAAACAGAAATTGTGATTGTTGATCCATTGGGATTTCGGCGGATGAAGTTGCATTACGGTTTCTTCTTCGTCCCAAAACAGTTCTTTGATGAAACACATCTCCGGCCAATCTGGGCATCGGTGCGTCGTCGAGACGCTGACGTGTTCCCAAGGAATGTTTTCGTCGGCATCGCCGGGAGAGGCAATCACGCGCAGGTCTGCGCCTTTTGGACCGGGGATTAAGAATGCACCATAATCGCTGCCAGGATCAGAAGCGTATGGACCATCGCGCAAACGAAACGGTTCTAGTTTCGGACTGAATCTCATGCGTTCCAGTTTCCTTTGCTCGTCAGAGAGTAGCCGGACCCAATGTGATTAAATTTTGACACCTGTGTTACGCCTACCTTGTGTCCCTTCCGGCGCATTTCATCGGCCAGTGATCCGTCGACTTTATCGGCACCGTGATCCTCGAAATCGGTGAGAATTCCCTTGCGAACGAAGACAATCCCTCCGGGGTCCTTCTCGACTAAACCAGCATGGCCCGAACAGTCAGGATCATCGGTGATATTCCATCCACCAATCATTCCGAATTCAGGAAAAGATCGCATCGCCATCAAGCCCATAGAAATAAAGTTTTTTTGGAGGATTAAGCAGTCATCGTCGCAGACCACATAGACAGGAGACTTAGACAGGCGCTCGGCGGCGCGCTTACTTTTCATGTGGAAGCCGATATGGTCGACGATTCGAATGTCGAGCGCAGTTGAGTAAAATTCGTTACACAAGATGGTGGGATGCACGTCGGGTTGGAGAGCCCATCGAGCCGTAACCGACATTGCCATCCCGCGTCGGATGCCGAGGCTGCCCCAACCGAGGTCGGGTACTCCCGGTTCGAAAGTCCTAATAAACAGGTCTACCTTTTCCATTCGAGCACCACCAAGACCGCGAGGAGAGCAAGTTCCGCGAACATCGACAAAAGCATGATGAGCCTATAATTCCGGTCAAGCCAACTGGGCACATCGTATACGACGATTGATCCAGGTTTCGGTGGCGGAATCGGTTCTTTGAGTTTCGGGATCACCGAATCACCCACGCGAACAGAAACAGCAGCGCGGCGACGCCGGCGGCAATCAGGTAGTCGACGGTATCAGGATTTACTGTGCGCATCTTCGGTCTCTTTTCCGTCGTTCCAGAAGTCGCAGACGTAGGTGGGGTCGACGCCCTTTTCGTCTGTCTGTTCATCTCTGAAAATTTCACAAGTGTGGAATCCGTCGAGCACGCGCTTGAACAGGTGGATGCAGGTGTCGCAAGGGTCCTCACCATTGGCCGGTCGGTAATTCACTTCCTCGGCGTTTAGCTTAAATGGGCGGTCGGCGATAATCCGATCGACAAGTCCCTGTGTGATTTCGCTCATCGAACCTCCGTTGCCGCTACTTCCACGTCCGACGGTCGGGCCTTGGCCTTCGCTGCCAGTTCTTCTTCCATGTGCTTGAATTCGTCGGAGGCTATTTCCGCGTTTCCGTCGATGATGGGCTCCGATTGCTTCGTCGGTATTTCCCGCCGCTTACCGCACGCCCCGCAGAACCAGTCTTCTTGTTCCATCCCATGCCCGCAGGAGCATCGGCTACCAAGCGTCAGTCGTGACCCGTCGGCGCGGCAAAACGTGTCTCCATTTCGCGGAACCTTCGAGCAATTCGGGCAAACGAGCGGCGACGTGCTCGACGTTCCTTGTGGAACAGCTTCCCGTTTACGTTCTGCGATTCTGTGCCCGCAGATGCAGCCGATACTGGAACAGGCGGAGTGATTGCCGTTCGCGCACGCATCGCAAAGTCCTCGCTCGATCACGATTTGTTTTTCTCTAATTTATCAATTATTGCGATCATTTCGTCGAGCTTCCGCCATTCTGGATGCAGCAGGTAACCTACTTCCATTACCCATTTATCGTATCGGTGGTATAAATCCCGCAGGAATCGGATCACTTGCTCACCTGTGGATGCCACCTTGCTGCCGCGGCTGCGCGACATTTGAGTCTATTCGCCGCTGTCTTCTTCGGCGACGACACCCGCCCGCCCTTCGCTGCCCGACACGACAAACACGGGAACGGCCGAGAATGCACCTTACAAATTCCTCTTGTGAGCTTGCCTCTCATGGCCGACACCGTACCATACTAGATGGGCATACGCAACGGTTCCCAATAAAGCGCTTGTGAAAATGTCGGTTGCGGTTTTATAGTGGCCGCGTGCCACAGATTCCAAGATGCGCCAATCACCTCGAAGGTTCCTGCGAGCGCTCCGACACATACGTGTCAAAGGAAACCGACGGAGCATTCGTCATTCGGTGCCGCACCTGTAAATCCATCAACGTCTGGCCGAAAGACCGCGATGAAAATGCAGGAAAGTTTCAGGCGTTCTTAAAACATAAGGCCGCCCGCGAGGCGCAAGTCAGTCACGAATCGAGCCGCCCGTCTTTCTCGTTTGCCGACCGTGGAGAATAAAACATGCCGATGTCCGAAGCCGCCCGTGCGGCGATGTCCGAAAGAATGAAATCCCTGAACGCCGACCGCCTCGCCAAGAAAGCCGCCGAGAAGCCGAAGGAACCAGGGAACAATCCCCTGCAAGAAGCAATGGCGAAAGTGCCGACGCGCGGCGCGGTAACATTCGGTGATCCAATCCTACCGAAAGAGCAAATCGCAGAAGTGATCCCGATGGTGCAGGGCAGTTATGGACCTCCGCAGATTATCGTGAACGTCGACTGGCACGGAATCTCGATGGCTGAGGCGCAGGGACTCTACGCTCATATTAAGGCCGAGTTCGAGAAAGCCGGAAAAATACTCAACGCCCGCTCGATGGCCGAAAAAGACGGCTACACCTGCTACATGTGCAAGAAGCAGTTCGGTGGCCGACCCGGCATGACCGACTACTCCTACCGCGATCCCGATACCGGACTTTTCCCGCGCATCGACCTGTGCGGCGAACTGTGTGTGATCCGCTGGCACCAGTTCCGCATCGACCAGCGCCGCGACCGATTCATTCAGGAAGCGAAAGACGCAAGCGTTGAGCAATAGAGTCCAATTCGAAGACAACAAAATGCTCCTGAATGTGAGCCTCATCGAGCACATCGAAAAGGTGCGGAAGGACCCTCTTTGGTGGAAGCCGAAGGAAACCTTGACGCTACGGCAGCGTCTCTCCGGACATAAACCTGTATGAAAGCCGAAGAACCAAACTGGCTCCACCGTTCCCGCCAACTCCTCGCGCACCTACCGATCAAGGACATCGGCACCCACCGCATGACCTCGTTCAATTTCAATCCCAACCAGAATATCCGTTGGCGTGTGATGTCCGAGCAGTGGAAGCGCGAAAAGAAAATCCGCATCATTGACCTTAAAGCCCGGCGCGTCGGCGTATCCGCTCAGACCGACGCAATGATGTGGGCCTTCTGCCTCGCCTATCCGAACATGAACGCGAAGATCGTGGCGCACCTCGCGGGATCAGCCGAGGAGCTTTTCCGCGTGCCGTCCGACCTGTCGCGCGCCTTCCCCGGCTTCGCGCTCGAAGACGTACAGCAAAAGCGGCTGCGATTCCCGCACAAGGGCGGCGAAAGCAATATCACGATGGCCACCGCGGGAACGCCGTCGGCTGGGCGCGGTGGCACGTTGTCGGCACTTCATCTCAGCGAGGCGGCCTTTTATCCGTCGGACGAATCGTTTACGGCCATGATTTCTTCGGTGTCGAAGGGCGAAGGCTCCATTGTGGTGATCGAATCGACGGCGAACGGCAGAGAAGGACCCGGCGCCGCGTTTTCGGAATACTGGGATAACGCCGTCAAGGGCGCGAACGGATACATTCCGATGTTCCTCGGCTGGCTGAACGACCCGCAGTGCCGCCGACCGGAAGAAGAAGCCTCCGACGCCCCGAAAGACGACCTCGAAAAAGAATTAATGCTTCCGCCGTTCAATGCTACCCGAGAGCAAATCGCATGGATGCGCCGAACCAAGGCCGACGACTGCCGCGATCAGGAAGTGAAGTGGCTGACCGACTATCCACATTGTCCGGAAGTCGCTTTTCAGGTGTCGGGATTCCCGGCGTTCCCGCGCGAGGAATTGGCCTACGCCGAGAGCACGGTGCGCGATCCTATTGCGCGGGGATCGCTACACCGCGGCATAAACAACAGCGTCGTGTTCGAGAAGGACGACAATGGACCGCTATTCGTTTGGAAGTTTCCCTACAACCCGGAAAAGCGCAGCGACGGATTGCATTACTTCTTCGGCGCCGACGCCGCGCTCGGAACTGAGGAAGGGGACTTCGCGGCTTACGTTGGCATTTGCGGCGAGACCGGGGAACTGGCCTGCCGCTTCGCCGAACGCATCGCGCCCGAAGTCCTCGCGCAGCAACTCGATATGGTCGGGCGCTTCTACAACCTCGCGATGGTGAATGTCGAACTCACCGGAAACCTGGGCCGCTGGGCGCTTGTGAAGTTGCGCGACGAATACCGCTACCCAAAGATTTACCGCTGGAAGGGCCGCGACGACCGCAAGCGCGGCCGGGACAAGAGTTTTGCTCTCGGCTTCGAAATGAATCAGGCGACGCGCCGGCTGATCGTCGACGCCGCACGAAGCGGAATCCGCATGGGTCTCAAGAATGAAGCCGGAGCTCTGGTCATCAACGACCGCGCCCTGATGAGCCAGTTGGCGCTTATGACCATCAAGGAATGGCGCTGGGAAGTGATGCGCGACCACGACGACATTGCCGTTGCCTGGATGATTGCGGTTTTGACGAAAGAACAGTATCCTCCTGCGCGATACAAGTACGCTCCGAAAAACACGATGGAATCGAACACGCCGAAGGAAATGTTGGCGTCGCTGAACATTCAGCCCAAAGATGAGATGGCGGGAACGCTTCGGAAAGAACTCTGGAATAACATGACACGCGCGGGCCTGAGTCACCAGCAGCAAACTTTTATGAAGGGCACTGGCCGAAGGAAAATCGACCGATTGGCGGGGATATGAGCGAGGATAAAGATTATAGGATTACGGCGATAAAAATAAAAAATCTCTGTTATGCCGAAGATCAAGAACAGATGTGGAACAGAATTATTCTTGATTCTATTTGGAAAAGATTCCTTTGGCGTCATTACCAAAATAAACTTTTGAAACTCATCGGCAGAGATTGCCTCGGATTTGAATTCGATCCAGAAACCCTAAACTGTTCGGACGCTACCGGGAAAATTTCTAAAATACGTGGCAGGAATTATGCAGTAAAAGAAGATCAGACTACGATTTGAGTTGGAGCCATAAATGCCGGCCTATAACCGTGGTGAAGCCAGCCTCGAAGCCTACCTCGTAAAAATCATCGCAGCGCTGTGCCGTCAAAACGGTGGCGAACTCCGAATCCGTGGCGACCAGATCGACGTGATCGACCAGTCGGTGACGCTGCTCAAGGACTGGGATTCGAAAAAGCAGGAACTTGTTCTGCGCACCCACATGGGTGGCTTCGGGGAAGTTTTCATTGCGCGACCGGAAAAGCAGATGGGAAAAGAAGTGATTGCCGCCGACCCCATCAAGAAGAAACCCGCCGAGGAGCAGGAAATTAACTTCGACGCGGTTCGCGGCAAAGGTTCCACTTTAGACAACGAAAAACTCGCCGCGATGGAAGCCACTTTACAAAAGCGTAGGATAGCATCACTCTTGCGCGAGGACATGGCCCGCAACGCGCGGCAGCAGAGAGAGGCGTAATGCACGACCCGATGACAGTCGCGTTCGAGATCAAGTATCCGTGGCGCGACAAATCTCCCGGCAACTTAAAACTCTTTCCGAAGGGTTATCGGCATACGTTCATTACGATCTGGCACGTTGATCCAGAAGCCGACGGCACCGACGACTCGTGTGGCTGGTTTGCTCCCAAACTCAGCAAGGATCAGGTCTCTCGAATCAAAAGCATTTCCGGTGACGAGGCGCGGGAACCGTACTTTCAGAAGTTTCTCGGAAAGCAGATAGAGAGTCCGACCGAAGCCGAGACCCTTTTGCGGCAGGCGTTTGTCATCGTTGGAAAAGTGCTCTCGAAAGAGCATTTATGCGAACCTCCGACGAAACGAGTCTCGTTCAGTGAAGCAGAATCTTGGGCCTGTGAAATGCTCGGCAACCCCGTCGATAATTTCCGAACATCACTATCGTTTCTGCCGGGATGGAGTAGCAATCGAGACGAGGATCGCGTAGAAGACCGCCAATACCACGCCGAACAGTTCTTCCGTGCCATCGCCCGATACATCCTCCGCGAACGTCGTCCTTGGTATCGTCACGTGCGCTGGCATTTCTGGCACTGGAAATTGCAGTGCCAACCAGTAGATCAGTTCAAGCGCTGGGCTTTCTCGCGCTGTGCGGATTGTGGCGGACGATTTACATGGGGTTACTCACCATGGACGAATTCATGGAACGGAACTGGCCCGCTGTGGTTTCGCAGCGAGCAGGACGTTCATCATTCCGACTGCAAGAATCCAAAATCTAGCGGTTGTGCGCAAGCAAACGTGGGGGCGTAATGGCAGAATCGGAAGCATCGGAAAACGTAGTCCGCATTGAACTCGTGCAGCATCTCGATGGCAACTACGACCTCGACATTAACGCGCCGGAAATCAATATCGAGTACGCGCTGTCGATCATCGAACGGGCGAAGCGGCTCCTAGAGAACCACCTGGAACTGCTTCTCGCGCAGCAGAAAATAGCGCAGGCCCGCGGCGACATCCACAATGAGGCGCGCACCCGTAAAATCCTTTCCAACCTGAAAATGTGATGGCCAAGTCGATATCAAGCCCGGTGCCGCAAGACTTCGAAGCGATGGCCAATCGCGCCCGCAAGTCCTACGACAAGATGTGGGCGAAGTTCAACCGCGACGCCGACAAAAGCTGGAACAACGCTTGCCGTAATTTACGGCGAGCACTCTGCAAGAACGCCAGCGAACTCGTGCCGACCTATACGAACATGAAGGACCACATGGAAATGGTCTTCAAGGTCAAAGAGCAGATGAAGAATTCGGAGAATCCGGTGGAGACCGAGAATCCGGCGGAAGTGATTTCCGACTGGCTGACCGGAAAACTGGAATTGTCGAGGATTCCGCTCGAAGGTATAAAAGTCACGAAGCAATAATGGAATGGAAAACAAAATCCGACGGCGACACCCGCGAGCGAGTCATATTCGCGTGGTTTCCGATCGAGTGTGAGGACGGCAAAACGCGCTGGCTGACGAAAATCCGCGTTGTTGAAAAGTGCCACTGGTACGGTGGCGACATGCTGGAACCGCCGACACTGGGCTGGCAGATTTTCGAAGCCTATCCTATCGACGGGCAGTTGGTGGCCGAATAATGCCGCCAACTTGCCCCCACTGTGCCCGACCGATGCAACTGAACACCGCCGCGTCGAACGCCAACGCGAAACAGTGGATGTGCGGCTGCCGGGGAACGATATACTTCAAGAACGAGCACCGCTGGGCACCACCGCTAGAAGTGAGGGGGAAACGTGGAACGGCGTAAACTGCTGCAAGCTCTAGTCGCACTGCCCGCCGCAGTTGTCACGCTCGACGGAAAAGATGTTGGACGCTCCTATGAGATTGATCCGAAGGCACGCTACTTAATACTGCTCAATCCAGCGAGCATCGACATTGACGATTTTTGCTCAAACCAAGGGCAATCGCGGGTATTTCCTGCTGGAACTTCAGTTGAGGTCGTTCGTGATTCCGATATGGACAACGCCATCCGAATTTTCAAGGTGAGTGACGAATGAGCCTGTCGTATGTAACGGTGATGACCGAACGGAAGTCGAACCAGCAGACGACGGAAGAACAGCGCATCTCTCGACAAATCGACCAACTCCAGCGGATGTCCCGCGCCGAGCGCGACCAGAAGCAAGGCACCGACCACGCGAAGTCGATGGTCGACTACTACAACCTGAATTACTATCCGTCGACCGCCACACCCTCCTACCGCCCCCGCGTCGTGCTCCCCGAATCGCAATTTCTTTTAATGTGCGAAGCAACCGACCTCACCAACGACACACCGAAAACCTACATCAGCGTTGACGGCAAAACCGACGAAGTGCGCGAGAAGGCTTTCAATGCCGCGTGGCGCCTCGGGATGTTCAATAACCGGATATTCGACGCCGTGTTCTGGTCGCAGTTCGTAAATCCTTCATGGCTCCAAGTGGGTTACAACCCGACCGCGCGCTACGGCAAGGGAATGGTGTGGATCGCCGCCGACGATCCATCGACGATTGATCCCGACCCGCACGCGACCGATGACCGCACTATGGGGTACATCGTGAAGGAACGCTATTTCTACGTGGACGAAGTGCGCCGCATGTTCCCCGACCGCGGACGCTTCGTGAAGATCGGCGGCGGCTATGACGATTACGAGCAGGAGGAAATGGAAGGCAGCCGTTTCGACCTTAGCATGGAACTGCCTCCTGGTCCTCTGCGTGTGGATGCTCCTGAAGGTTTCGAGCATCAAAGGAATGGTCCCCGGGTTCGGGTAAGATGGGTTTGGGTCAAGGACTACACGAAAGAACGTGTCGAGGAGATTGCCGGTGTCGAAGCGGGCAAAGGGTTCGAACTCGTCATCCAGCCGAAAACGAAGTGGAAGTACCCGAATGGTCGATTCATCGTTGAGTGCAACGGAATTGTCCTCGCGGATGGACCTAATTTCATCCCTCGTTTACCGGAAGATGATTTTGGAACATTTCCTTTCGTCGGTGTGTGGTCCATGCCCCATCTCAATAGCCTCTACGGACCTGCGCCCATCCGCTACATGCGTAGCCCTCAAGAAATCTCTGAAAAACTCTCTACTCAACTCGTCGAAAACGTAATCCGCACCAACAACGTGCAGTGCTGGATTCCTCGGGACTCGGGCATCGACATCGACGCTTACGGCGGGCTTCCCGGCGAAGTGCAGGTTTACGACGGCGACAAACCACCGTCCGTGACCGCACCGCCGCAACTGCCACAGCACATGACGCAGTTGCCGGAATATTTTCTCTCGAAGGTGGGCCGCTACTGTGGATCGACGCCCGAACGCCAGGGCCAGGCCGGCGGAGGAAACGTCTCTCCTGAACTGTTCGACGCGGCAGTGTTTCAGGGGCAGAAGTTTGTGCGCATGAAGGCTCGACTGCTCGCCGAATCCTACCAGCGTCTTGCGAGAATGACGTTCTTCACGATGGCCCGATTCAAAAAGCAGGACGACGTGATGATCCCGGCGCGCAAGAATCGGAAGCCGTGCTCATGGACGCCGATTCCCGACGGCAGCGAGTGCGAAATCGAAATGGATGAAGCGTCGATTCAGGCGGTTTCGTCTGCCATGATGAAAAACCTCGTGCTGTCACTTTCGAAGACAGGTGCGTTGCCGCCGAAATTTATCTTCGAAACTTTGGGCTTGCCGAATGCCGACGAATTGGCTGCCGATTCGCAGAAGGCTCAAGAACTCGCGGCACTTTCGAAACTCAGGAAACCCCGATGACCGAGAACTGGGTTCCGGTATCAACGATAGCCCGCGAGTATCAAAAAAATCCCATCACCATCAAGCGTTGGTGTAGCTCCGGCTTCATTTTGCATCTCGGATTCCGCGTCAAACGGGATCCGAAAGGCCGCTGGCTCCTCTTAAAAGTAAACTAGACACTCCGAACAGTCTGAACTCGTACCGTTGCGTCCCTCTTGACTCCTACTGCATTGTGCTTGCGCGATGCAATCTCGTCACGAACTCATCCATCTTTCCGAACACGTCAATCCTGATTATCCGTGCCCCGTTTACCTCGTGCAATTTGCCGTCGACGGGAAGCCTTCGCCGCCGTTTTGGTCGACGAAGAAAGCGCGTGTGGAAATGGGTGAGGACGCCTGGATGGAAAGTTTGAAACTTGAAGCGGAAGCGGCACTCGCCGAAAACGGCGTGAGCAGCATAGTGCTTCCGAACTAGGAGCGGATCATGGCCCGACGAATGAAGCGCGGTTCGATGAATACCAAGATGGCGGGTCGCAATCCCGGCGCGCGCAAGGCCGGCCGCTACTAAACGATGTTTCGACGTTTGACTCGGGGGTCTCTCCTCGCAAGCTGAGGATGCCCGAGTAGAAAGGAGACAACCAATATGGCTCGTCGCAAAGGCCGTCACGGCCGCCGGAAGTAACTGCCTGGGAGGGCAGAGCGTTTATGGCGCGGGGACGAGGTAAGTGAGGGCTGGGACTCGTCCCCCGCTGCACGCGGAGAAAAGCACATGGACCGAGACAATGGACGTACCGACAAGATCGACACAAAGCAGATCGACCGGAATATCCGGCTGACTGAAGACTCGCTCATGGAAACACCATTTTCAGAAGAGATCATGGCGGGCGACGCCGATTACGGCGAACGGCTCTACGACCAAATGCCCACCGATCGAGTGGGCTTCATGCCGAGGGAGAAGAAAAGATAATGGCCAAAAAAGATCATTTCACAGTGTTCGACACGCCGTACGAAACGCAACCCCCGAAGGGTTCCGCCGAGGGCGATATTAACTACGGCGGGGCGGCAGAAGTTGCCAGTGATGAACCCCGTGACCCGATGGGTGTAATGCCGTCTGACGCGAAGCCGCGCAACATCGGCCCGTCGAGCAAGGATTAATTACGATTGGCGACGCCGCCCAACCCGCTTGGAGGCAATCCCGGCAACCCCGGCAACGGTTCGGGGATGCTCGGGACCATTCTCGGCGCTCTGTCGAAGAACACCGACGACCAGGCGAATCCCGCGCAGGATTTTTCACAGTCCTCGGCAGCGTCTCAAGGTGCCGACCCTTCGATGGTTCTCCGGCAACTCAATCAAATTCATCAGATGCTCGGAGTGTTGTTTGTGCAGGTGTTTCAGACCGTTCCGGCACTGGCGAACGACATCAGCCAAACGATGAAGCAACTGACGAAGACCATCGAATCGGCCAAGAAGGCCGCGAACATCACGGACACCGTAAAGAACTCGGAACAGAGTCAGGGACCACCCATCGGGTTTAGTGCCGTACAGCAGGGGCAACCGCCGACCGGAAACAACGCCCCGAGCTTGACATAAAGGGAGAGAAAAAATAATGGCTGACGATATTAAGAAGTTTCTCGACGATCACGCGAGTTACGCCGACACGACGCCTATTCGTATCGGAGAAACCGAATTTCAACTCGGTTCGCTACGGCAGTTAAATGCTTCGGAGCGCACCACCCTGTCGGACCGCCTGAAGGCCGTCGAAACGAAAGAGCAGGAAGTTGAACGCCGACAGCAAACGGTTATCGACCTTGGACAGAGGGCGCAAGCGGCGTTTCAAGCCGCCGAAGAAGCCCGCGCCAAGATCACCGCGCAGCCACCGAATCCCGGCGCCGACCCGTTCGCCGATCCCTGGCTCTCGCCCGTCAAGAACGCCTTCGACGAGCGCGACAAAAAGTACAAGGCTCTCGAAGACCGCGCCAACCAATTGCAGGCCACGCTGACTCAGGCCGCAAAAGTGTTTATGAGCCGGGAATGGCAGCGGGAGTACGACGGCCTGAACTTCGGCAAGCGCGAGAAGAAGCCCACCCGCGATGAAATCCTGAAGTACGCGAACGAGCAGAAGATTGTCGATCAGGACGGAATGCCGTCCGTGCGCCTCGCCTGGGACAAGATGAGCGAAGGCGACCGCCTCGAAGAAGCGCGGCAACAGGCACTCGAAAAGGGCCGTGAAGAAGGCCGTCTCGAAGCGATGGCCGCGCGCGTCACGCCGCCGGGAGTTTCCGGCATCGGACAGGGGCCAGCGCAACGCCAGCGCCCCGTCAACGCCGACACCGACGTGCTCGGCGACATCTATACCGAATCCCTGAAAGACCCGGAATTGCGGAATCTCATCGAGCAGATGGGACCATCATTCTTGCAATAACAGAAAAGGAGCCATAGAACATGGCCTTCACAGTTGGAACTGGAATCAATCAGCCTTCCGCGCTACTGGTCAACACTCTGCAGTCGATCTCGCAGAAGATGATCTATCCGAAGGTTGCGGACCTCGTGTTCCAGCCGTCGCCGACGTTCTCGTTCCTGAACCAATACGCGAAGAAATACAACGCCGGGGCCGAAATCGTTTACCCCTTGCTGACCACGAAGATTACGACTCGTGGCGCGTACTGGGGCGACCAGCTTTTGCCGACCTCGGCCATCGACGCGATTCAGCCGGCGGATCAGGTATGGCGCGGCTATTTCCAGGCCGTGACGCTGCCGGTCATGGACATCGTGATTGGCCGCGGAGGCCCGGTCGGTCTCGACCTTGTGAAGACTTACGTGCAGGCCGCGGCCGGTTCGCTGCTCGATATGCTGGCCGAAGCGGTCGCGGGCAACGCGCCGTTCAATTCCTCGATCGACCTCGACTCCATCAATTCGTGGGTGCTGTCGACGACCAACACCATCGCGGGCATCAACCGGACGACCAACACCTTCTGGCAGCCGGCCGGGAACCAAGCCATCGGCGGGCACCTGACGCCCATCAAGTTGCTCCCGGCGTATTTCCTGACGACTTACGGATACGACGAGCCGAACCTCTTGATTCTGAACAACACCGACTTCGCGAACTTCGAAGGACAGTTCACGCAGAACTCGAACTCGGCGGCGTCGACCACCATCATCCGCGCGTCCGACAATTACGCCGACACCGCGCCGATTCAAACCTCGTTCCGCTACCACATGCGATTCAAGAACGCCGTTGTGCTCGCGGACCAGCATTTCCCGGCGGGAACCGGATACCTGCTGAACACGAAATACATTTGGATGATCTACAACCTGGGCAGCTACTTCCGGATGACTCCCTGGATTATGCCGTCGAACCAGGACGTTATCACCGCGAGAATTCACCTGATAGCGCAACTCGGCTGCAATAGACCGCTTGCGCAAGTGGCCCTAACTACCCTGTCCTAATCGGTGATTCGATTTTCGGATTGTGATTCTGTAAAGGAGCCTTACATGGAATTCAAGACGTCGCGCCTGACTTTCGTTGATTTCGACAAATTCCTTCTGGAACATGCGAGAAAACTTCCCATCGGGAAGAACGCGATCAACGTCGGCATCGCGCGGGTCTTTCCCGGCCTTGGCGTCAGTTCGTTCCAGACGCAGCAATCTTTTTCAGGGCTCGCGATTACGTCGGGAACGCAGTATTTCGTTCCGTCGACGGCTCCCGCGCACACGGCCGCGCTCGTTTTGCAGCCAACGGTCACCGCGGGGCGTATCCGCATCAAGGTTTATAACGGCGCGGGCACTTCGCCGACTCTGACGAAGTTGCAGATCGTGGCCTCCGACGGGACTAACAGCGTCGTTTTCGACGACTTGAACTTTGGAACCGCGGTCACGCTCTCGACGACCTCGTGGTTCGACTACGAGAAGGACTTCCTGATCGACACCGCAGCATCGGGCGCGGGCGGCGGGGCCGTCGGACAACTCATCAGCGGCGCGAGCGCAACCTCGGGCAATGGCGGCATCACGGCCATCGGAATCACCGCGACACTCGGCGGGACTTCTCCGGCCGAGTGTCGCGGTGAT